CTTTGTTATTGAACCATTGAAGCATCTCAAGATTTGACAATACAGAATTAAGTGTATTATCAAATCCATTATCTTCAAAGAACAATACTCTCTTCGCACCTGACTTGGTGAAGAGAGGAATCATTCCATCTATTCTATTCTCTAAAGCATACTTATAAGCATACTTTAAAGAATTAATATCATTTAACTTCCCGTCTTCAAAGTCAATAATCATATTGTCGGGAAGTATATTCTCCTCGGTTAAAGCATCAATAATATTAGGCCTATAAGCCTTTAATACTTTAACCATCTTATCAATATCCATTTGGTATTCATATACCTGCTTATTTGTAACTCTATACAAATAAGCCTTGCGAAGAAGTTTTATATACTTCTTCGCATAATTTTTGGTATCAATGCCATTTAAACGCATATGATACCAGTCAAGAATCACTCTCCATATTTTCTGGTTAGCGGTTACAATTTTCCCACTCAAAATTTCTTCTGCAATTTCCCTAAAATTCTTCATACTTACTCCTTTCTTTAATTTATTTTTTTAATAAGTAAAGAAGAACCTTGTATGAATAGTCCGAGCGGGAAATAAATTGAAGAGTAGAATAAAATTGGTGGCGCAGAAAAAGAGAAAGAAAAGAGAAAAAAGAAAAAAATCTGGCATTATATATTTATAAGCGTCAACCTTATATCAATACAGTCATCAACACTTACATTTTTATAACAACACACACTATAAAATAAATAGATACACTTCCTTATAAAAAAGAAAAAAGAAAAGGGAAGACAAAGCCTTCCCAACGGGACTGATAGAGTTACAACTATTACGCCTTCTGCTTGGCTTTTTTCTTCAGCGAAACCTTGGCATCGGTTTTGACTTTCGGAACTGTTGCATTTACAGGAATACTTTCGCCAAGCAGACTGGCTTTCAATTTGTTTCCAACTCTTCTGCGATACTCAAGCGTAGTTGGTTCTGCTTTGGTCACAGAAAGTTGATAAACGGTTTCTGAATACTCTTGGTTCTTTTCAGCAGGTTTGTTCCACGAATTCACTTCAATGGCAACATTATCCCATACTTGGCAAACCTGAACATTACCTTCAAACTTTGGCTTAAATTCATCAGTCAAGCCAAAAAGTTTGATAGGCTTGCCGATGGCAATAAGTTGGCCTTCGGCTTCAATTACCTGCTGAAAAGAAACCTTTGAAAGTTGAACAAGTTTAAAATTCGAATTAAGTATCATAGGACACTCCTTAAAGTTTATTTAGCGCCGAAATCGACGCCATATATGAGTAGTCAATATTAAAATAAAGTTATAAATTGTGCAGATATATATTAAAGAAACCTGAATAAGTTTAAAAAAAAGAAAAGACGAAGGCGGGGATTTGTGAATACTCTCATATAGCAATCCCCGAACTATATGAGAGATGAGGATAAAGGGAAGGAAAGCCTTCATTTATGAATAGTCAAGTATAAAACATAATTATAAGAAAACAAAAGAGTTATAAAAAAACGGGATTATATATATTCTTAATTCCATAATAATAACTATATTAATACCATATAATAATTAATAACACTATAAATAAAACTGCTATATTATTAAAACTAAACAACAAATATCTATCTCTAACATATAAAAGGACTTACACAAAAGCGGCTCTATTAATCTTTTATTCTTAATACTATTTTTCCTTACCAAATATATATATAAATATAAAACAAAACTATATAAACACTATATAAATAATACACAACATTATAAAGTATCACATATAGCCATATACAACTATACAGTATCATACACAATCATATACATACCATATACAATCATATATAGTGTCATATACAATCATATACAGTCATATACGGTCATATACATACTATATACAGTGTCATATACAGGTGGTCACACACGCCGCTAACGCTCAAGAAGGGACACATAAGAGAGAAACAACCAAATCAAAAACGGCATTATATACCAAACCACACACAATTACACACAACCACACAGACAGCAACTCTCTGGTACCAAATATCTTTGGCCAACGGGCAAAAAGAAAGAAGAAAGAGAAAGGATACAAAGAGAAAGAAGAAAGAAAGACATATACACTCACACATACACTCGTATACACACATACTCACACAAACACAACCAACTGCAAACACGGCACACAATTTCATTTGTAATATAGTCCGTGAGCGGTATGCATACAAATGAAATACAAATAATTATCTAATAATATGTATACATACATTCATATATACAGTTTTATCTATATATATCAACGTATATATACACTATAATGTATAATATTTAAACATATAGTAATTAATAACAAAAAAATATCACAAAAATGCTTATTTTTATAACTATATTTAAAATCAATCACTTAGTTTTTTATTTCCTATATAGAAAATAAAAAGACACGGTGTACAATATATATACACCGTGCCCTAAACTTAAAAAGTTAATAACTAATTAAGACTCAAGATTGTCCTTAATAAGCCCCATAACCCGCTTACAATACTTGTCAGCCAGGTTATCTTTCCTTGGAATCTTAATTATGTCTATGTCAATGCGTTCATTAAGTGCATTAACAGTAGACACATAATGTTTAGTGATATCATTTTTGGCCTGCCATTCACCGGTAAGCCACTTGATAAGACCTTCATAGTCTACATAACAAGTGACTTTATCATAACCGTTATCAATAGCAAACTTAATTGCCTCAATAACGGCCTGGCACTCACCAGCAACCTGTCTTGTATCAGAATCAACCTGTCCAAAATTAATATGGATAGTATCTTCCGATACATATGCCCAAAATGATTTACCGGGAATCTTATCAGTATAAGACCCGTCGCAATACATCTTTAACTCCATGTTTACCTCCAAATTAGAAAACTGGTAGGCCACATCATGCAGCCTACCATTTTCATTAAGGTTATTAAAATGCTCCACGAATATATTAACTATATTCTTTGGAGCAATACTAAAGAACGCACTATCAGAAACCTTTGATGAGAGGAATGCCCAACAGACTTCCTCTTTAATACCAAGTTGCTTGGACAAGTTTCTGATATATCTATGGGTTTCTACACCAAGAGTATATATAGCCACGTTAACCAGCGATAATATCTCTTCTTCTCTATCAGATTCCACTCTTTTAACATAAGAAACCATCGACATGAAGAGATTGAACATCTGACCAACAAGATAAAAACGTGGCCAATACTCTTTATTATTGGATAACTTGTTATACTGCTTTACAAGGCCGTTGGTATAAATCCAATCCTGATATATATATCTATATGAGAAACCAACAACCTTGGAAGTCCATCTTGTGAATTTACCTCTGATGTCTTGTATATGAACTTCAGCAGTACCAAAGTCTTCATCAGACTTTACAAGTTCTCCAAACCTTGTACACCACTTATGCAGAACAGACATATAATGTGCAAATAATTTATGAATCTGTTCCGTACCAGTAAATGCACTATACACACAAGAAAGTCTCCTCAAAGCAGAGATACTAATACCACGAAACTCCTTCAGTACAGCCCTAAATGTATCAACTTTCACAAATATTTTAGAGTTTTCAACATAATAAATCTTCCTCACGAAAGCATCCACTCTGGCCTGTATCTCTGCCGGTGTAAGCAGACCCTCAATGTTCTTCTTCTGTGCATTAATAACCCCTTGTTGTTGAGCAAAGAGGAACTCAATGAGTTCATATGCTTCTTTAATCAACTTAGGGTTACGAAGAGGTTTAATGGGAATAACTCTGTCGCCTATTTGTACCTCTCCAGCACCAGTAAGAAAAGCATGTATCTGGTCTGCAAATCTTTCAACCATACCGATATGCGCATCATATTGTAAAGCAATAAACAAATGCAAATCGGATACGGTTTTAATGTAAGCAGGAACCTCAGGTAGTTTCACATGTGCAAGTGGCGCCACAGGACAACTCCTCAAGCACTTCAAAAACTCACCACTAAACAGGGTTATATCATCACCATCAAAATCATGTCCACTCAACACCCTATGTGGCGCATTCATATGCATAAATGCAAAACTACCAAGGCCTTCATCATTAATAACAACATACTCAGCAGGACAGTCTCCAGTGAAGGTAACTGGATTCTTATATACTCCTACCTTATATGCCCCATCTGCAACAGATGGTAAATCAAGACCGCTTACATTGGCAATGATGATTCTATCAATAGGATATAACTTCCTGCCAATATATACCCTTGCACCCTTGGTAATAAAACCAAGACCATGGATATATGCTTTAAAAGCATCCATAGGCAAGGATGTAGCGGTACAAGTTGTACCTTTCTTTGTTGCAGACAAGTCGACAGTGAAGAGCCTGCGCACATAACCTTTAATAATAGTAGCAGCGTTGTCTTTGCGCAATACCTTTAAATTACCAGGCAATCCCATTTTAACTGCAACGCCATAAGGTGTAGAAATGCTGGCATTCTTTACAAGCAGGTCTATATTGAATTTCGTATTGTCTCTCAACACCTCAACTGCTTTAGCATTATCGAAATTCCAATGATAGAACACGAACTGCTGCGACAACTGTGCACCTGCTTTATAATCGGTATCAGTTTTCATCACCAGAAATTCATCTGGTGTGAAACTAAGCCCTTCCATATCCCCAACCAATGCATCTTGGTTGAGAATAATATCTGTCTTCTTCACCCATTTAGGACCAAGTCCCTCTGCAAGTTTCTCCCATACGGGTTCAGAAACTTCAACAAAAGTACCTTTGGCCCACAACTTGTTAGAAAAACTAACAAGTGTGCCTTGAAAAGCAGTAAATGTATTAAACTTCGATGCTTTAGATAATCTCTTCAAGACACCTGGACGAAACCAAGCAACTACGCCGTCTGCTTCAGGAACACTGATAGCAGCGGCTTTAAGTTTTCTGTTCCCAACAAGAGGCATACCTTGCCTAAGCAAAAGTACACCAATCTTTGAGAACACCTTAAAATTTAAACTGCTGTTAATATAGTTGTCATTAACATAAGATATAATACCCATAACAGCAGCAACCTCACGAACCAAATCTTCAAGACGCATTTTCTTTGTTGTATATATAATTCTGGATGCACCAGACTTGGGAGCAAATAATACTACTTGCTCAAGGTTTGTGTTATTAACAATTTTAAGTCCCTTTTCGGGTTTACCGCCAGACAATACGTCAAGAACATTCCTGACTAAATCACGTCTGGTCAATAAATCCTTGTCAAGAGACTCATCATCCACCGCAATCTCAAAAGACAAGGTGTCAAGCATTAAATGCTTGAACTTATCATAATGCATATCCAAGACAGTTGGTCTATCCCAGATGTACCTTGTCTCTTCCGTGAGAGTATACTCCACATCATTTGTCCTCTCAATGACAATGAATCTTCTTTCGAAGATATCAAAGCCTTGAGAAGCAAACTTACGGATTGCTCTCTTGGAAAACCTCTGCCCTGCGATGAACGCATATGCCTGTTGTTGCAAATTAATATTTGTTATAACCTCAGGCAATGTTGCAGCGTTACACACTCTTGCGAGTTGTGCCGCTACTGCGAACCTCGCATAAGAGAAACGATTGATGAACCTGACCAATGTTGTTACAACCATCTTTGTAAGACGGCTGTTCTCTTCCTCTTTAGCAGAGTCGAGGAATGCGATAAACTTCCTTGCGAACTTGTTCATCGTATGGATTACAGAATCAATAAGATTCAACATTCCATACCTCCTTTCCTTCCCTCCGTTAATTACCATGACGCATAAGCGTCAACCAACAACGCACAGTTGTTTTGTTCTCTATATCACCTCCTTTCAATAGAAATATTAGAGTTATATATAACTCCACTATGTACTGCAATAACAGTACATAACAGAATCATATATAAAAAAGGGGGCACAAAGCCCCCATCTAATTAATCTAAATCAAATACATAACAAAGGTCATCGTAATAATCAGAAAGGTAAAGTAAATTATTAAAATACGTATAAGACACACAAGTTTCCTGCAAATAATTAATTCTCTCCGAATTCCTTTTCATCCTTTCCTCCTTTTTAATTAATCTAACCCTAATAACATTTCGACAACAGAGTCACAAGGAACTCTATGCCTTTTACCACTAAAAATCCTCTCAAGAAACTGGCCTAATTTATGAATACCAATTCCTCCTAACTCCTCGGAACAGATATTAATCATATCTGCTCCTTCACGTACAATAGTTAATACACAATCAACATCATTGCTGTATAATACGCAATGACTATCATACTGCTCAACATGATTTCTAAATTCTTTATCGGTACCAATAAAATAATTGACACCATTATAAACCTGAAAATCAATGAGGTCCCCATTGGGAACCTCTTCTGTCAACTCATACCTGTACACAAAAATCTTTTCAATCATAATTACCTCCTTTTAATTGATTAATAAATAAACTCTTCTTTATGTACCCCTAATGCATCCGCAATTAAATAATCAAGATTATACTCATATGCTTTATCGCTAAAAATGCGATACAAAACTTTCGCAATATCAGCAGCAGTTATATCATCAAGCCCATTATTATTAACCTTTTCCAATGCCTCTTTAACTGAAATTTGGAAAACAACTCTAAAATTTTCTTCAGGTATATCATTGACACTATCAACAATATACCAGCCCACTGCTACAAATTCCTCTATATCACCATTGAAATGAGTCATCACACAATCCTGCTCAACAATAAAAATATTCTTAAATATAACAGACTCTTCTTCCACACTAACAAGTTCATAAATATCATTCCCCAAGTCTTCAACCTCAACAATAGCGCTTGTATCTCTGTTACTATATGAAATTGTATCCTTAAAATCACAAACCACTCCAAGACAGTTAAATCCAAACTTAACTGAAAAAACAAATATTTTGTATTCATTATTCCCAAGTGGTACTGCAAAATATACGTCTCCTTCTTCAATCCATCCATTAAATTTCTTTTTCATAACATACTCCTTTTTTAGTTTTTCAATTTAATTAGTTAATAACAAATCATCAACTCGCACCATTAATTCTTATTCCTATTACCTCCTTCCATAAGTGCCACCTGACACGTGTTCATACACATGCACACATCAGTGTCAACTTATAATCGTACGTGTACGTGTACGTTATCTTCATAATGCAATGCTTACGTGTACTTAACAAATAACTTAAACATTGCAATCCTCTCAAAAACGAGGTAACGTACACGTCATAGAATTATAGATAAAAAGGGGTCCCGAAGGGCCCAACAGAAAATGCAAATTAATTATTATTCTTCATGAAGTCCTAATGCTACTGCGACCAAATAGTCATAATAGCATTGATACCCATTGGAAAACATGTGCTCAAGCGCAATCACTATATTGGTCGCACTTGCTTCTTTCAAAGACTTTTCATCTTCTCTATATATCACTACTATCTATATATAATAATAATGATACACAAATAAGATATTAAACAAAAAAAGGGGAGCAAACGCTCCCCAAAACTCAAATTCTTGTTACGGTTATGTCCACATGTTGCTCCTTGGCAACAGTGCAGACATAATTAACAACATTAGTAAACATAAACTTGTCCAACTTATTGGACAAGTTATAAACAGAAACCACCTCAATTCCAATCTTTGAGGCCAACTTCTCGTTGACCTCAACAACGGCCATCGTTCCCTTGATGACCGTAACATGACAATAATTATACTTCATAATAACCTCCTATAAAAATAATGCCGTCATTATGACGGCCATAATAATAATTTCACGAAGCCCAAGTTCGGGCTCCTCAGGACCTGTTAATATCATGTTATTAACAACCTTGGCGGCCAATAAGGCCACCAAGAAAAACGCACAAAAAATAAACAGATAAAATAAAATAACCGTTAACATTACATCACCTCCTTTAAAAACTCTACGGCAGCAATATCACCGTAGAGTTTTTTAAGTTTTCTAACAGCATCGACACGGTCATGTGCCGATACTACTGAGATGAATTCTGGTTCATCCCAGTTTACCCTAACCGCCACCACAAAAGTAATAGGAGTCAATAACAACTTCCTCATAACTTTGTCAATTAAAACATCTAACATAATACCTCCTCTTATAACTCTCTTACCAGGAAACCTCTCCTGGCAAGAGAATTTTTAATGGTTAATAAATCACCACGCTCTTTCCTTATAACCCCTTTTCTGGGGTCATAAAGAGTCGCATACCCGTTAGCAACATTAAGAACAAGCAGCACCTTCAATTGGTGCTGCAAGTGTTTTGGAACCAAATCGGTCCAATGAATCTTTTTTTCACACATAGACACCTCCTAAAACTTAATAGGTTAATAAAACTAATTCCCTTACCGCACATCCTTTTTTCTTTATCACCTCCTTTCATAAGCGTCATCTGAGACACACTCATGCACACGCACACATCAGTGTTAACTTATAGTCATACGTGCACGTGCACGTTGTCTCCGTGATGCAATGCTTGCGTATACTTAAACAACTTGGGCATTGCAATCCCCTCAAAAACGGGGTTATTTTAATAAGCCCAATACGCAATCCTCTCATAAACGAGGTAAACGTACACGCCAAGAGTTATATATATAACTCCACTATATATCACCATATCAATTAAGATATAATGATACATAATGGAACTATATAAATAAAAAGGGGGCCGAAGCCCCCAACAAAAAACACAAATTAATTATGCACCTAAAACACCCAAAACATCATAAACATAAGGAGACATAATGTTTTGGTTCCACGAGTTGCAAATAGCAATTGCAACTTGTGTCGCAGAAAAACCACTTGTTCTACTATTGTTATTAATTAACTCCATAACACTATCAACTCCTTTTTCAAAAACAATATTAAGAAGCGCATCATGTTCCTTATCAACATACGCTTCAAATTCTTCTTTTGTTCCTATAAACCAATCATAGGAACAAAAAGTATCTGTAATAATAACATCACCATTCTCATCAACTTCGGTAATCCAATCTTCTACATAAAAAACAAAAATTTTCTTTTTCATAATAAATCTCCTTTTCCTCTTTTAATTTATTCTGTTAATAAACCAAAAAACCAATAACCGCACATAATTAATATCTATCACCTCCCTTCTATATAAATATTTACTTAATATCTTAATTATGTATTACCAAAAATAATACATAACTAAAACATTAAATAAAAAAGGGCCCCGAAGGGCCCAACGGAAATACTAATGTTAATAAAAAATTATCTTAATTTTGCTGAATTTGCACCGCAAAATAAAGAAAGATGATTAATAACATACTTCTCATCGAGAACATCATAATGCTCCGATACACTGTGAATGAATTCACATTCACCTAAAAATTGTGCCCAATAAGTAGTTCCTCCGCTTTTACATTTTACATAGAGTCTGTTATCATCCTCAATCTTAATATCGTTCTCAATTCTTTGGATAAACTTATCATATCTAACCGCAAATTTTGGGATAGTATGTCCAGGACTCCAAAGGTCTCCAGAAATTCTTTCCGAAATAATCACATACTCTCCCGTAGGGTCATATCCTACTGTACCATTACCAATTTCTCTGCAATCAATGTTTGACAAGCACATTATTTCGTGCTTGTTTGCGTCTTCAATTTTAATCTCGTCAGTCTGAGACAAATCTATAAGATTTGTCCTGAAAATATTCTTCAACATTTTCTCTACTTTACCCGCATACTTTTCAATATAAAACACGCTTAACATAATAATCTCCTTTTTTTATTTTTTAGTATAAATATTTATATACCGCCTTATACCAGAGCGGTTAATAATAAAGTTAATATAAACAACCCCATGCCGCACATCTTTCTCTTTCTTATCACCTCCTTTCTTTCTGCCCATTTGGTTAATAACACAGGGGGGGTGGGCAAATCCCCCTGGGACTCCACCTTTTGACGAGTCCTACACATATACCTCTGCTTCTGTTTGTGTATTCTTATATTTACACACATACTCCTATCTCTGCTTATGTTCACACATATACCTCTGCCTATATTTGCATACACCTCTATATCTTTGTGTTTTATATTTTTATATTTTTTAAAAAAGAGTGCGGCATTTCCCTATATCCCCTTTCTTTTTTCCTTAAAAGTTGGTTTTAATATATTTCTCTTTGGTACCAAATATAAACTTATATATAAAACATTTCCCCAAAGAAAAAAGGTTATAGAAAAAAGAAACATATGTTAATATATATATGTTGGTTATATATATTAACTGATTTATTTTAAAAAAACATTCCACGGAGGTATTAATGGTTAATTTAGAAGAAGTAAGGGACAATATTGTTATGGTACAGGTACTGGGTGGGCAGCCTATTATTGGTGTACTTGAAGACAGCAATGGTGTATATAATAATATGGATGCGATAGTGTTAAAATATGCTGTTATGTTTCAAACTCATATAGGTGAAGACAAACAAATGAGTTTTGTACCTGTTAAGTTAAGTAGTTTATGTAAAGAGGATGCTGAATATTTTATTAACAAAAGTCATATTATATTTATTACCGGTGATTTGGATGATGAAATTATTGATTACTATATTGATATGTTTAAGATATTAACAGGTGAATCAAGTTCGTCTTATGATGCTGATACTGCAGAAGAAGTTAAGGAAGATGATAATATTATTAAACTTAACAGTGAGAAATAATTATAATATATAGTTGAAAATGATTATGAGGAGTATATATATTAATGGATAGATTCACGCCTGCAATAAATAATCAAGGGATAACTGATAAGAATTACACTATATATAAATTCGGCACTGATGCCAAAATGTATATTGACGGGTTTTATATTAAAGAAGCAAATGCTATTATGTATAGAGAACATATAGACAGATTGCCTTACTTTGGTTATGACAGTCAATACTTTGATTATATATTAGAAGGCAGAAGTTATGTTTCAGGAACTATCGGATTTAATGTATATACTCCTCAAGTATTTTATAAGATATTAAAAGCGCTTGGATATGATTATTATGTTTATAAAGAAAATAGCAAAGATAAAAGTCAATTAGATGTATATTTTGATTCACAAGGTGAAGAAGAAATTATTGACATAATATTAAGTCAGGATTATAGTAAACCCAATGATGACTACGAAGATTTTACTTTACCGCCTAAATATTTTGATATTAGATTAGTAATACAAAATGAATTTGAAGAAATAGAACACGTGTTACTTATTAAAGATGTATATATATTAGGAATGCAAACTGCTTATAGTAAAGATGACCAGGTTATAGAGTTTTATAATTTTATTGCTAAAAGAATAAGTTCAACTGTTTATAAGGAGGGCGAATGGATATAGTTCAAAAAGATATTTATGAAGAAATGATATTGAAAAGCAGAAGCATATATATTACAAATAATATTACAATGGAAAATATGATTGAAGCAAAATTATTATTTGATAGGTATAGAATGTTAAGCAATAAAGCGCCTATTCATATATATATTAATAGTCCTGGTGGAGAAGTTAATGCCGCATTTATGCTTGTTAATGATATTGTCTTACATGATGTTCCTGTAATCACATATAACATAGGAGAAGCGGATAGTGCAGCGTCATTTATATTTATAAGCGGTAATACAAGAATTATGTATCCTCATAGTTCTATTATGATGCATTCAGTAAGGGCAAACCCATATGGCACCACTACTAATATTAAACAATATACAAGTTTTCTTCATAAACTTGATGAATATATAATTAAGTTTATTAAAACACATACATTGCTTGATGATGAAACCATACATGATATAGTTGTTAATAATAAGGAACATTATTGGGTTGGTGATGAAGCAATAGAATATGGTCTTGCAGACCAACTATATCTTGGAACTGATTTTGTAGAACCCATATGTTCTGATAGGTCTGAATTTCATTTTGCATATTTAATAGATGAAGAAAAAGAAAGTGGAGATAATAATAGAGCAAACAAATTAAGAGAGGAATATTATAATGTCTCAATTAAAAGACATAGCAAAATTAAAAAAAGAAATACTAAAAAAGACAAATAAATTTAATGCAAAAGAGGCTCTTTCAAATCTTGATAAGATAACGGAAGAGCCGTCTTTCCTTGATATAACAGAAGAAGAAAAAAATAATATTAAAAGAAAATTTGCAAGAATAAAACATGGCGCAAGTGTTAATACAATATTAATATGTCCAGGCAATGATAAATGTCCTCATTGGGAATCATGCCCATATAAAAACATAAATGATTTTCACAAAATAATAGGACAGAAATGTCCTGTTGAAACTGAACTATTTGTTGAAATTGTTAAAAAAATGACAGAAGAATATGGGGTTGAATCAACGGATTATATTGTATATAACCTTATATTGGAATATGCAGAACTTGAAATATTAGACATGAGAGTTAGTAATTATCTTGCTGACGCTAATAAAGGGAAACTTATTAAAAGAGAAATTACAGGTATGTCAGAACAAGGACCTATATTTGCAGATGAAATTAATAAGGCTCTTGATATTAAGAATAGTTTAAGTAATAGAAAAAAGAAAATACTTGATGAGATAATATTAACACCTAAGGGGAAAATTAAAGCAAGAAGTATAACCAAAGGTGTTGATAATGAATTGCAGAAGTATAAGGAATTCATTAAAACAATGGCTTCTAAATTTGTTGATACAAGCGAATCGCTTGAACTTAATGAAGTTATTGATGCAGAGATAATAGATGAAGAATGATTTATGGAAAAGGCTATTAGAATTTATTAATGAAATAAGCCGTGAAGGATACGATGTAAATAATATTGTGTCAAAAGCGGTTTCATTTGACTATGAAATTGTAATTAAAGATATTAAAGAGTTAAACAAAACACATATTGCTGTTTCATTCGGTATGTCTAAAAGTACAGGTGAAAATGTACGTATATTGACACCTCAAATGCTTCTTGACACTGACAAGGGAATAAATGCATTATATAGAGAACAAAAGTTAGAAGAAATGTCTTTGTCAAGAGAAGATATTATTGTTAAGAGACGTATTAGAAAAACATTGTCTGAAAGATTTGATTATATGGTTAAAAAGAGTCGGTTAGATAATATAGATGAAATTGAAAAAATTTTGAAAGGTAAAGGGAAATATAATATAGAAGAAATACATAAAGATGTTAAAGATATATTAAATTATTTTGATGAATCTGATTTTGCAAGAAAAATGTCACATGATGTTACATCTGATTTCGGTATTGCTTATAGAAATATTAAAGAACTTGATGAACTTATCCAAGAATTTAAAGAAACTAAAAGTAGCGATGTAGCAAAACAAATTGCTAAAAGATTTAGTGTGTTTAATACAACAGAAGAACATGTTAATGCAATACTTGACATGTTTAATAACCAAATTATATCTGCACATAATATTAACTTTGATGCTAATTACTTATTTAATATAGTAGAAAGTTATATTGAAATGCATGGACTTGATGAAACAAGTGATGTGGTCAAGAAATATAATAAAATGAAAGAGATATTTAAGAGGTCTCATATTCCTGACATAGGTGATAAAATATTTACATCAGATATAAGTTATTATAAACCTATACTTGAAAAACAAATAGAATTACTTAAGGCAGCAAAAGGCGGAGAACCTGTTGTAATAGATACACTTACATTTATGAGAAGTTTAATATCGTATTATACAAAAGGGGAAGTTGATGCATTAAGCGCAGGTTTTAAACTTGAAGATATTGCAAGTATATTTTTTAATAAACAGGTTAAAGTGGATGCATTGCATAATGCAACTGTTGACGCAGAATTAACAGCAATGTTAACTGATTTATTCGTTGATGAATTTGGCAGTAAAGAAATAAACACAGCAGAAGAAATGATTGAAGCAATTAAGGCAAATCCAAAACTTAATAGATTATTTTTACGTTTTATAGAAAATACAAAAACAATAAGCAATATTAATGCACTTATCAAATTATTTGATACAAGTGTTATATCAAATCCACAAGTGCTTAAAGCAATGGATTTATATATTACTGATGTATCAAAAAGTACAATTACTGGATGGGAATTTGTTGCTGAAAAAATTAAAGGCAATAAAGAAGCAGAAGATATTATTAAAAATATACTTAACCAGGAAGGGTATAAAATAAATATAAAAAATATCCCCGAAGAATTAATGAATGAAATATATAAACAAAAACTTTACGAAATATTAAGACTTGACACAACCTCACCAGAGAAAATTGAAGAATGGATTAAAACAATTTCACAAATGGTTGGTGGTGAATATAATGTTAAAGTGTATGATACATTTCATATGGATATAAAGCGATTTCAGGAATGGCTTAAACAAAACAAAAAAATTTCATTTCATGAATTTATGTTAAATACAGAAAAGGAAGCAAGAGATACTGTTATAAGAGATTTTATTAAACAGGAAACAAATGCAAAAGTTGGTGGATTTGTAGATAAATCTGTCTATTCAATGAAAGAAATAGGAAAATTGCTTAAAGAAAACCCAGGGAAAACAGCACTTGCCGTTATGACAGTTGCACTGCTTGGGAGTGCATATTATACTATAACAAAAGATGAAGACGAAGTTGTAGCAGGTGAAGAAGAAGATAAATTATCATTTGTTGAAAAAAAGATTATAGAAAATAGAAATGAAAAATTTGATAAAGATTTATATAAACTTAAAAAAGAAGAAGAAAAAAATGCTGAATTATACGAGTTTTTAAGAACAGGCAAAGTGCAAGGCAACCCAGATGTTTTCTTTTATAAAATAAGACCAAGTGCAACATACTTAAAAACTCATAAGAAATATGCACGTATTGACCCGATTAAAATATATAGAAAAAGAAATAGACATAAGTTTGTATACCCGGAGGAAATATAAATGTTTGGCCAAGATTTTAAACAAAAAGCAAAGGCAAAGGCAAAAGACTGGACAACAAAAAGTGTTGATTATACATATAATAAAATTAGAAATATACCAAATGCATCTTTAAAACTTATAGGAAGACCAATTAGTATAAAAAATTATAATAAATTTATAACAGATTTAAACAAAACTGCACCTCATTTATCATTTACAGAAAAGTTTGACGATGTTATTAAAAATCAAGATAAAATATTAGAAGAAGTTAGAAAAAATGAAAATTTCAAAAAAGCAGGTGTTACTGCAGAAAAAGTTAAAGATTATATATCATATGCCGAAAGACTAAAAGAACATGGATTTGATATATCAAAACCGTTTACAAGAGAATACCTCGGTTATCATGTTGGAACGGGAATTTATCAAATAGGCAAAAGAACTGTTGAGTATACAACAGGTGGATTATATGGAATGCCAAAAATTAATTATCAACAATTAACATCCCAAGATTTAAAGAAGTTGCCATTAATAAGTAGAAAATTATCACAATGGTTAGGTAAAAAAACTGTTATAGATGAAGGTGAAAAAGTTATTGAGTATTCACTTGATAAACCATGGAAACGTGGTATTGTAAAAGGTTCAAGAATTCTATCATCAAAATTATTACCATTTGCATTTGCAGGTCTCGAAACATATTTAGCAAAAAAAGAAAAAAAGATAGATACATCTCATACATTACCATATTTATTTACAAAAACAGCACATAGTGCATTGTCATTTGCTGCATTTGAAATAGCAGCGGCGGCTGCCCCATTTACAGGTGGTCTTTCACTTGCAGTTGGTATTGCCGCTGGTGTTGCAATAGATTCTGTATTAGACTTGGCATTCACACCAATAGAAAAAACTCTTGAATATGATTCTTTTGCAGTATCAAAATATAATCAATTAAGAATGTATAACTTTGCTATGCCTATTATGGATAATCAAGATATGGCAACAATGAGACAAAGGTCATTACAAGCAATACAAAGGTCTCATATGAGTGCAAGACAATTTGTTCTTGGTAATGAGGCAAATTTGTTAGCGCATAGTTTATAATATATAATATATGAGAAGGGAGATTTATTATGATATCAACATCTCAATTATACAAATCATATGAATGGGCCAAAAGAAACAGCACAGAAATGTGGCAAAATATTATGCAAAAAAGAATGGGAATGGCAGGGGCACTTGGTTCATCAAATAAATTTGCTGCATTAACAGCAGGATTTATAGGTGGCGGAACACCAATAAACACTTCTAAAGTTGCTTCAGAATTCGTTAACACTGGATTGGTTAAAACAGGTTCAACTGAATTGGCATTGTTAGAAAAAGCAAGCAATACAGGATTATTAAAGAAAGGTGCATTTATTGCTGCAAGCGCAGCGGCAGTTGCAATTGGTGCAGCGATATTATCAAAAGTGCATGAAGATAGACAAAGATATACTAATAGAATGAGATAGGAGATATAATGGGCAAAAAACTGCCTAAGCAATTTACACATCCTGCGTGTAAAGAATGCATTAAGCAACAAATTAAAAAATATGGGAAAATAACCATAAGATGTAATGGTTATAGACATGCGGATTATATTATCACAGATGAAGTTAAGCGACACATGTCTGAAAATGAAATAAAAGAATTAAGAGCATTATATGACCCGGTAGAATGGGCATATAATAATATAGAAGTTAAACCAGGACAACCATGGGTGCCAAGAGTAAGTAGAGATGGGATAGAGTATCAAGCAAATTTATTAAGATGTTCTGCATACAGAGAAATATATAGATTGGGTAGAAGAGCAGGTAAGTCAGAAAGTTTAGCAATATTAATAATGTGGTATTCATTAACTAATAATAGTTGTGAAATACTTGTTATTGCACCATTTCAGTCACAGTTAGATGAAATATTTGAAAGAGTGACATCATATATAGAATCATCACCTAAAATTAAAATAATGTTTGAAAAATTTACAAAAACACCACATATTAAATTGTCATGGAAAAACGGGTCAGTTGTAAAAGCCTTGCCAATAGGCAAAACTGGAACCACTGTTAGGTCGAAATCTGCTGATATTATAATTGTTGATGAGGCGGATTATGTTGATGAAAGAACCTGGTCCGCCTTTCTTCCTATTTTAAACGATACACCAAATACAAGAATGATGCTTGCCTCAACTCCATCTGGAAGAAAATCAAGATTTTATTTGTTTGCACATTCTCCAACATATAAAGAATGGCATTATCCATCAACAATTCTTCCACACTGGAATGACCAGATGGAAGCAGAAATGAGAGCAGAACTTACAAATGTTGGATACCAACATGAAGTGTTGGCAGAATGGGGTGATTCAGAATTACTTGCTGTACAAAATAAATATATAGAGCAATCTAAAGCAGATTATATATATGAAATAAAATTAAATCCTGGATGGGTATATTCTATGGGAGTTGACTGGAACTCACATAGAAATGGTACAAGAATAATTATAACAGGTCATGATGTTGCACATCAAAGATGGAAAATTGTGTATAAAGAAATTATTGATAGCAAAGAATGGACTCAAACCAAATCTATTGAAAAAATATTAGAACTTATTGAACTATATCAAATTTCATATGTTTTTCTTGATGATGGATATGGTGCAACAAATCTTGAAGTAATAAGAAAATATGCAGATATGGCAAATCCTGATTCACGTATATATAAAATTAAAGATTATATTAAAGCAATCAACTTTAGTTCTATGCTTGAGGTTAAAGACCCGATAACAAATAAAAAAGTATTAAAACCTGCAAAACCATTTATGGTTGAAAACATGGTTAGATTTTTTGAAAAGAACATTATTAATATTTCTAAATATGATGAAGATTTAGTTAGACAATTAGAAAATTATGGTGTTATAGGGTTTAGAAAAGATAATGGTATACCTATATATGGAACGTTTGATAATGATATAGGTGACCATGATGTTGATGCATTAATGTTATCATTATTGCCATTTACCTTGTATAGCACTTTATTTGAGCAAACACATTTATCAGGCGGTCTTATTGCAGAATCAAGCGCAATAACACCAATTGTAAGTTCACAAAAACAAGAAGAGGATGATGATGACGATGACGAAATAGAAATTATAGATTATCAAAAAGAACCGCATAAATTATCAGACGTAGAAACACAGTCATTTAAAGGCATGTCAGTTGCACAATATTTTATGCTTAAAGAAAGACAAAAAAACAGTGCAATTAATCAATCAAGATTTTCAAGAAAAAACATAAGAAACAACCCATTGCCCAGAAAAAGAACTTGGAGGTAATAAATGTTAAAATTATATCAAGAGTTAACTGACCAAACAATTAAAGAAATTTCAGATGAATCAAGTAACACATTATCACCTATATTTTGTAGAATAGACTCGGTAGAAGGTGCAACATTATTAATTAAAAACATATTAGCAAACGAAGATGAAGACATTAGATACAAAAATATAACAATATCAATTGATGATAATGCAGATTCATTACCAAGTGAATTAATGATTAAACTTATGGTAAAAGAAACATCACCAACATTAGATGAACTTAATACCGTACCAAATAAAAACAGTGTCTTTATAGATAAAATAGAGCCGCAATCATATCTTAATGTATGGTTGTACATCAATTATCCAGGTGCAACATCATTAGGTCTTTTAAATGCATTACAGCATGTATATAATATTAGACTTGTAGTAGAAAGTGATGAGGAAGCAATATGACAACGACAAGATATCATTTAATTATTGATATTAAAACTATTGAAAAAGTAAAAGATAAAAAAAAGCAACTTACATCATTTGATATTAACTTGAATATATCAAGGCCAAAGAAAGAGGTCAAACAATCTACTTATAAAGAAGAAACACAAGAACAAGAGCAGATAGATGTATATAACCTTGCGAAAACAACAATAAATGGATATAGATTATTATCAAACAAGTATGATGAAATGATTGATTTTCTCGTAGAAAAAAATAAAGACAAAAAAATAACCATAGATAAAAATAATGTTAAGTTACAGGAAGCAATATATAAATTATTTGGAGAATTACGAACAGAAATAACATTTAAAGAATATATTGAATTATTAAAGTTATCTCACATATATGCAAAAGAACTCGGCAAAAGACAATCGGAGGGCGTAATTGCTTCAGGATATTAATGTTACAAATACAGCAATAGCAAATATATTTGAACCACTTGCTGCACCGCTAAAATTAAAAGGTGTAGATTATACTACATCTGCCTTTACATTTGATAATATATGGAGATTATATGCACGTTTGTATCCTCTTATGATGTTAGATTTTGTTCATCAAAAAGATTATAATACGTTTGTAAAGTTTGTTAAAGCACATAAACACAAGGTTGTTGCACATAAAATTGCTTTGCCATCTGGGCAACTTGCAGCGTTTCATCCATTAACTTTAATGATTCTCGCTGCAACTGTTTCTCCAGAGCCTTGGAGCGGATTACCTGCTAAAAATATACCAGGAGGTTTATTAATGAATCCTATGTATAATGCGTTAAGAACATTATCAAAAACAACTCTTGAAATAGATAAAAAGAAAAAGGAATATTTATGATTAATGATGAAGTTAATGTAAACCAAGATGATATAGGTTATAACAATGTTCTCGAAGAACAACAAAATGAAGTTGTCATTAATGATGTTTCTGAAGTCCCTGATATAACAATTAATGACTTGATATCATCAATAGGAACAGTAACATCAGAGGCAGAAAAAACAATGGCACAAGAAGACCCAGAGTTAGCAAGAGATGCAGTTGTGGCAAAAACAGTAATTAATAATAAGGCAATTGCAGATGAAAACGGAAATGCGACAGAAACTATATCAAAAATGTTACCCAGAGATAATTCTGGTATAAATAATTTTGGCGATAGCAATTCTATCCCAGGGCTTGACAAGCCGCTTGATTTTAAAGACCAACAAAGTATAATAGAAGAATGTTTCCCATGTCTTGATAGACCAGAAATATCAAGTGGATTTAAATCGGCAGTTTCTCAAATATTTTCAATGTATTTTCAAATGTTTGATATGATTGCATCATTGCCAAAACTTGTATCTGCTATAAGTGCACCTGCAAATGCTTATTCATTTGTATGTAGTTTACTTAATGCGTTTAGAGCAATATGTATTCCAGATTTAGAAAGAATGTTAACATTAATAGAATATTATTTAAGTAGACTATTTTTATATCAATTGAGAAAGTTCACATTTATTCTTGATATAAATATGGATATAGTTTTTATACCATTTTATGCAGGTTTAATGAAATTAATAACAGTTGTTATAGATGAAATATTAAAACCTGTGCAATGTATTATATATTCATTTGACACACAAGCAAAAAAAATACCAGGTGCATATGAAGAAATACAAAAACTTAAAGGTTCTAATAAATTTGATAACCCTTTTGCCGCATTGACATATATATCTGAAAAATTACAAGAAGCACTTAATGATGCTACAATGAATTTATATACAGCAATTCACGATTGGCAAGCATATATGTGTAAAATAGGATTGCAAATAAAACAGGTTTTATATCTTATAGAACAGATAGATGAATTTTTACAAATGTATTCTGTTATCAAGGCATTGATAAATATAAAACAAACATCAGAAAGATGTGATGACCCAAATGCACCAAATAAATATGCTACATCAATTTTAAAAGACGTGTTTAATGTAGAAGTTAATGACAACGGTGATATATATGAAAAACCCCCAATAATATTAGATAACAAAGAAGATGAAATATTAGATGATATTATAACAACATTTGATAAAGTTCATAAAGAAGACACAACGGTTAGAATGCCATCAGGAAACATAGTTTCATATACACATATAAAAAATATGATAACAAACATGTATAACAATAACGACAATATAACACAGGGCATAGCAAATATTGGTTCAACTGTTACATTGTCATATAATGAATCTATAAAAAATATAGACACACTAAATGAATTTAAACAAAAATATAATGTAAACAACTTATACACTGGAAATGTTAACAATAATGACAGTTTAGATTATAATATACAAAATGGATATGTTATAATAGGTAATGTATCCGCTAATTGTAGGGAGTGATAAATGAATGAACAAAATATGAACACAAAAATCACCAACACAAATAATGAAAATAATAATTCTATAACACATACCAAAGATAAAATTAATCCAAAGTGGCAACAACTTAAACCAATTTCATATAGCGCAATAAGCCAGCCAAGAACCGTTACACCAAAGGCAAAAAATATATATTTGCCAGAATATAATTTTGTAGAAATTACACAACTGCTTGATATTGAATCTTATTTTTCAAGGTCTATTATCAAAAAAATGAATGTTATATTTAAAGAAGGATATGAACTATATTCAGAAAATAGTAGAATTTTAAAAAAGGTTAAAGAAAGATTATATGAATTTGAATATGTAACAACAACACCGTTTGATTTATTGTTATATAATATTGTTAGAGAATTATTAATATATTCAAATGTATTTATAGCAAAAATTAGAGACAAAAAATCAACATCAGCAAAAGGCGCAAAAATTGGTAAAAAGAAAATGGTGCCAATTGCAGGATTTAAAATATTACCAACACCATATGTTGTAATAGGTACAGATGACCAAGGTGTTATTACTAATTATTATGTATCAATAAATAACACAACAATAGAAGAATATGCACCAGAAGATATTATTCATATACACAAAGATAAGAAACCTGGATTTTTATATGGAACACCAGAGGTTGTGCCGGTTATAGAAGATATCTTCGAGTTAAGACGTATAGAAGAAAATGTCACACAAACAATATATAGAACAGCGACTCCATTGTTAATAGTTACAGTTGGCACAGAAGAGCATCCAGCAAAAGTTTTGTCAGATGGTAAAACAGAACTTGATATAGCAAAACAAATTATTGAAAATGCAGAACCAGGCTCGGCATTAATTTTCCCAGAAAGACACAAAATAGAATTTGTTGGTCCAAAATCTGCGACACTTAATGTTAAAGATTATTTAGCGCATTTTAAAAAGAGAGTATTTGCTGGATTATCAATGTCCGCTTATGACTTTGGAGAAACAGATTCTGCAAACAGAGGGTCTGCCACTGGACTTTCTAAAGATTTTATTAATTATTGTAAGGGTATACAACAATATATTAATATTTTTATAAAGCAAATGTTTAGAGAAATAGTTGCTGAACACACAACTCTTGCAAACGCATATACTCAAAAATATGAAATAACAATTAAGTGGGGTGAAATTGATACAGAAAGAGTATATAAACATGAAAACGCAACTGCACAATTGTTTTTATCTGGAATTATTACAATAGATGAGGCAAGAAAACGTCTTAATTTACCAGAAGATGTTGAATTAGAAAAATTATTCTTTTATATATCAAAAAGTGCAGAAGGCGCAGATGATAATGTATATAATGAAGAATCAGCAAAAGAACAAACAAAATCTGTAAACAGTCCTACAAACCAACACGTATCAAATATGTTAGAAAAATTTGCATTTGACAAACCAAAATATAAATATAATAGTTTAAAAGATGAACATAAAAGACGAATAATAATATCAGATATTTCTAATACTTATAATATAGACTATGTAATGGCAAAGATGTATGTAGAATTATCTGAACAATTAGCAGAAACACATGACACAACACAGAGAGATGTATATTTTAATATATATTTAAAAAGTTTTTTACAAGGAGAACCAAATGCCAGTCAAGATAAGTGATGCAAGTTCAGATACATTAAGACAATATATAACAAATAATTCTTTGTATGTTGGTATTAATGTTAGTCATGCAGGCTTTATTAATAAAAATAATTTTTATTATATTCCAGAATTAATGAGAGATAGTGTTGGAACATTTATAGAACCATATGAAAAGCCATTTATAAAACATCATGATTTACATGCAGAACCAATTGGTAGAGTAATTTATAGTGAATTTAGATATACAAATGACGAATATAAAATGTTTGAAAATAACACATATGATTATAAAATATTAGTTCAAGACACAATAAGAAGATTAAAAACATTTAAAACAGATTTAAAAGATGTTAATTCTTCTATTGGTTATATTTATACAATCGTTAAAATTTCTGATAAAGATGCAATAGATAAAATTTTAAGCGGTTTATATAAAACTGTTTCAGTATCAGCAAGCACCAATCATTCTGTATGCTCAATCTGCGGTACAGATTGGTCAACAGGTGAATCTTGCGAACACGAACCATTTAGAGGAGGTGTTGATGACGAAGGCAACCCAGTGTGTTTCATTGCCGGTCTATTTGACTATGAAGAAATTAGTATTGTAAATGTTCCTGCTGACCCATATGCCGTTATAGAGGACATATGGTCAGAGGAAGAAGTAATGGCATATATAAACAAAAAGACAGGAGGAGTTAAGATGTCTGATAAATCAAAAAACACAAATATTCAAGATAGCGCAAAAGATGACGCTACAAAAGTTAAAGACCTTGAGAAAGAACTTGAAACATTAAAAGAAAAACTCAAGGAAATGGAAGACCTTAATAAGGCCAAAGATGAAGAAATTAAAACACTCAATGATGCTAACAAAACGCTTATTGATGAGTTGAGAGAAATCTATCTTACAAAACTTAAAGATACGCTCGTTGCTCTTGGTAAAAAAGAAGAAGAAGTTACTAAACTTATTGACCAGTATAAAGACAAAACTATTGAACAACTTAAAGATTATATCTCTTTAGTATCAATTATGACCGTTAAAGATGAAGAAGACAAAGAAGATAAAAAAGAAGATACAAAAGTAGAAGATAAAGACAAAAAAGAAGATAAAAAAGATGAAGATGAAGAAAAACCTAATATTGATAATCTTGAAGATACTAAACAAGAATTCGACAAAAACAATAAAACAATGATTACAGATGATGCAAAGAATAAACATGAGATTGATAAACTTTCTAAAATGGCAAGTTATTATGCAAAAATCGGAGACACTATAAGAAGAGACGAATGTATCGCTAAAATCAAAGCATTAAAGAATATTAAGTAATATAGATTGGAGGTGATAAGTGACTGCTAAATTTAAAGTCCCCTTTATAACAGGCGACAGAAACACACCATTAGTATTCCATAATAGGGATACTTGTCCGTATGGGGACTACAAGAAAGCACCATTCTTACCATTGGTAAGATTTAACGAAGTAAAAGAAACGTGGGTTACAATATCCGCAGGTAAGCCTGTATCATTGTTAATCCCTAATTATCCAAAAGATTTAAATACCATGTTTATGGAGCCTGACAAATCTGTATCAAGCAATGTATTTATTGTACCTGCTGGATTATATTATCAGTTAAAATACTTAAAAGAAAACGGATTACTTGATGAAACAACAGGTGGCTGCGGTGGACGACTTGATGATTTAAGACAAGCACTTGAAGATATTGGCGGTACAAAATATACAATTATAGATGTTGATGAGGGTGTAAAGAACTTCCTTGGACAACCTGTTACAGCGGGAGAATTTGTATTAGAGTCTATGATAAATTATTTTTATGCGACAAACAGGTGTACAGCAAGGCCGTTGGTTACCATTACACCACCCATTGGATTAAATATGTATGATATGTTTATGGCAGGACATGATACAATATTTGATACAGCAACGAAAAAGTATATGAATTTTGAACCACAAGAAAGAGGTGCTTTTGCAAGAAAGGCATATATAGAAATACCTGTATTATCTGACCAAGACTTTGTAGAACCATATGGCGGATTTATTTTACCAGGGCTAACATGTCTTGTCACATCAAGTTACGATAATATAGATGATTATGCACATAATGAAAGTAATTTTAAGGGTAAATTCTTTAGACCGATTACTATTAGGTCTGATTCAAATTTCTCATTTATTAATGCAGATGAGAAAAGTGATAGTGACCCTGAACTTTCATTTGGAAGAGTATTGTATTATGCTGATATATTTGAAATGCCATTTAATTTAACAGACTATGTTAAAACAGTACCCAATGTAAATAGTATAGATGAATGGGCAAAAGTAACCTCTAATGCAACTGGCGGTCTTGATGAAGCATTGTTTTTAACAAGATGGGCTATCGGTAAGGCTTATATAGAAGTTGATTTTTCAACTATAAAAGCAGAACCCGTAGGTATATAATTATAAATTTTAATAAAGGAGAAAACACATGACTGAATTTAAAATCCCATTTGATACTGGTGATAGGAATACTCCTATTGTAGTTACCTCAAGAGAACAAGGTGTTGACGGAAGTTTTTATATTGCGCCTTTCTTACCATTGGTAAGAGCAACTAAGGCGCATCAAACTTACATTGTTCTCAATGCCGGTAAAGTAGTATCATTTTTAACATCAACTGAACATCCTGATATGAAGGTTGTTGTTCCTGCCGGTCTTAAAAAAGATCTTGAGGAATTTATTACCGCTGTACAAGGTGGTGCCACTGATGAAGCAACAGCATCTGCAAACTGTAAAAATAAGTACACCGTTATTGATGTTCAAGAAGGCGTTCATAATTATGCAGGAAATTTAGTAATAGAAGGCGAAGCAGTTGTTGCTTCTATGGTTGATGCTGATTATTCAGCACATACAGCAACTGCAAAAGTAGTAATATCTGACCCCGTTGGTGTTCTTTCATATAATGCACTTAGAAGTGCTTATAAAACATTGTATAGTTTATCTGAAGCAAATATGGGCAATACTGTATATATGAATTTTAGGCCACAAGATGGCATTGCTTTCAGTAAAGTTGCAAGAATGGAACTTCCTATTGTTAAATCTGACACAAAGAATTCATTTAAAATGAGAGGTCTTACTTGTCTTGCCGTTGAACCAACATGGACAAGAGTTGATACAACCAAGGTAATGGGCGCATATTTAACATATGATGCCGATTCAGACTTAGTACTTGCAGATATGTCTTCAGTAAAATGGTATGAAATTGTTGGTAGAGTATATTTTGTAGAAAACGTAGGAACAGAACTTCCTGCTAACTTAACAGACTATGTAAAGACAACACCAAATCCGAATTCATTACCAGAGCAGTTTAGAGTTACTTCTAATGCCACAGGCGGTTTAGATGAGTCACTTTATCTTACAGATGCACTTGGTAAAGCACGTGTAAATGTGTTTGTATTATAATATAGGATAAAATAAATATAAGGAGACATATAATGGCGATTAGATTTAAAGATAACAAATTGCAAATCGAAACAATTGAAGATGCGAAAACCATATTTAATAATGGCGGCATTGTGGTAACTGACGAGGGAGACCTTGTAAGAGTTAAAATTAAGGATATGATTGAAAAATATGACAGTGCTGCTTGGTTAACAAAAACTGTTGAAACAATTGTTAGAGAAGCGTTTCAGCCAAAACTTATTATTAAAAGCCTTTTCCAGAGGATTAACACTGATGCTAATGTAAAGGTTACAATCGTAAAACAGAAATCTGCTGCTGATATTGGTTCATTAGACGTAGCCGAAGGTCAGGAATACCCAACCTTAAAACTTGATGAAGCAGGCGGATACGTAACTGTTAACACCACTAAAAGTGGTATTCAGTTTATTATTACTGACGAAATGAAAGAGGCTTCACAATACGATATTATTAAAATGCATATTGAGCAAGCAACTTATGTTCTTGCAAGACACCTTGAAAAAAAAGCATTAGATTTATTATTATCAATGGGTACTGTAACCCATGATAACGATACTCCTGCTAACTCATTGTTCGGAACCACAACTGGTAGAGACATCAATGGTAACCCAAATGGAACAGTAACTGTTGATGACATTGTTGAAGCATATTCAGCATTAATGACTGCTGGTTATACACCTGATATTATTATTGTATCACCTCTCACATGGGCAATGTGGATGAAAGACCCTGTGCTTAAATATTTTGCCCTCACAGCAAGAGGTCCTATGTATAATCTTCCGTCTGGAAGTGTATCACCAATGTGGGAAGGTGGAATGGGACCAACTGGGTACGGAGACCCTGGTAATCCTCCTGCAACAGGAAAAGATTTATTACCTGGATTTGAATTATCACCAAATATTCCATCTTACTTCCCGTTCCCAATTAGAGTGCTTGTGACTCCATTTATGCCAATTAATGTCGCTGGAACAAGAAAGGTTACAGATATTGTTGTTGCTGATAGTAGACATATCGGAGCCAATGTTGTTGAAAAAGATGTTAGAATTGACCAACATGTTGATTGGAAAATCGATTCAACAGTTGTTAAAATTTACACAAAACAGGGCTTTGCTATTTATGATGAAGGTAAAGGTATTGCGGTTATTAAGAACGTTGTTCTTGCTGACAACGCATACACTGTATCTCCATTGCTTCAGCCTACAAAAGAGATAAGCGGTAATATTGAGATTGACAGAACAACAGAAATCTTTTAATAATTAATTAATATGGGGGAGCATGTCTCCCCCCAAATACTTTTTATGGAGGGTACATGGCAAATTTCACTGTGTATAGACGTGATTATGACACAGATGAGTCACTTATAAGACGATTTAAAAAAATGACAAAGAAAATGAAAATTATAAAAAGAGTAAGAGATAAACAATTTTATATAAAACCATCTGAAAAAAGACATAGAGAAAAAATGATAGAAAAATTAAGACACCAGAAAAGGGAGGTATTATGATTACTAAAGACACAGAATTCACATTTATAATAGATATTAATAAAATGCCATTTGTTACAATACACAAAGATATAGACAATAGAAAAAGCATTTTATTTACATTAAATATTAAAAACCCAAAAGTTACTATTAAGGCAGGTGATTTAAGCGTATATGCAATTGAATTAATTTATGGATATATTGAGTCTGGAGTTTTATCAGTTACTAACAAAGAAGAATGGGATGAATTTATTGAGTATATTAAAACGAAAACAATTAAGAAAAAAGAGAATGAAGAAAATAATACAAAACATGTTATAGAAAATTCACCAACAGAAACAAAAGAAGACAAAAATAAAAAGAAAACAACAAGTGTTGTAGACATTACAGTTGATGAATTGTTAAAACTTAATGTTAATAAAATTAAAGCAAAATTAAAAGAACTCAAAAGTTCATTATCATTGGAAGATTTTAATGAATTTATTAACAATGTGGAAGAACAAGAAAATAAATCAGAATCACCAAGAATATCCTTATTAAAATATATAACAGAATTAAGAGAGAAAGAATAAAATGATTATTACGGGGATTAATCCTGCAAATGATACAACTGGTGTAGCATTAAAATCTCCAATTAGAATTATATTTGATGCAGTTGTTGATGAAACAACAATAGAAAATAGTATTACTATAACACAAATGGCATATGTATCAGAAGATACATTAGGCAGTATACAACCATTTACAGAATCTAAAAAAATGGAATATGAATATTCTGTTGATAATACTAACGGATATTCTATTTTAACTCTTGTACCAAAAGATTTATTTGATAAATCAAGAAGGGTTAGAGTTATTATAATGAACACATTATTAGATGAGAACGGAGACCCATTAGATAAAAATTATATATCTTATTTTGTTACTACATCACAGGATATTATTAATCCCCCAGAAGAACCAAGTACAACAATAGGTGTATTACCAGATTTGAATGATATATTTGAGTCAATTGATACATCAAATGATGTTTCTCAATTATTTGTAACAAACACATACCCAGAAGATGAAACTTGGGGATATGATAATGTTGATACTATAACATTCACATTTAATGAAAATATAGATATAAGTAATTATGTAATTCAATTTGCTACATTAAATCTTGACACACTTGAGAGGAAAACATTAGAAGAAAATGTAGATTTCATTACAGAAGTTCTTGGACAAAATTTAATTATTACATTATTCACACCTATATCAGAAGATAACACAAAAATATTAATTAAATTAAAAAATATAGTTAGTACAGATGATAGCACTCATGTTTTAAAATCATATAGTTATGAATTTGTTACAAATTTTAATCCTATTTATACCGATGTATCAATAGCATTGTCTGAAGCAGCAGCATTGTCAACTAATGATAGTTATTACTTAATGCATATTATATTCTATGCATCAAAAGAAGCACAATTACTTACATCAACATGTACAGAATCTGATAAATTAACATATTATAAACAGAAATGGGTTCTTGCAAAAGTTATCAAAGATTTATTATCAAAAGCAATATTAAATATAGGCGGACTATTTACATCAGAAAAAACTATTGCATATGTAACAATACAAAGAAAAATGTCTGACAGTCTTGTTCCAGAAGCATTAAAAATAGCAAATGATGATTTAAAAAGATATGAATTGCCGCTATTAACCTGTGGCGAAGCATTTCCCGACGCTCATCTTGCTGGAACAAGCGCATTAATATATGCAAATAGTAAAAACGTAATGCAGTCTGGTAGACTTAAGGCAGATAACAACACATCACTTGCTGCAAACACGTTAGAACATGCAGAAGGTAATACAACTGATTACTTCGTAAAAACGTATGTAAGAAATAAACAAACATTTACATCTGATAGGAATCAATAATGCCAGGTAATATAGATTTAAGACAAGAAATATACAAAATATTCAGAGGCGGAGATGGAATCAAAGGGATAGGTCAATTAATTATCCACAGAAAAGTTAGAATGGATGATAATGGCGACTATATCAGATGCATCTGTTATGATAAAGTATCTGGAGACCATGGCATTGATAATTGTCCATACTGTCATGGTCTTGGATATCTTTTTGATGAACGACTTGTGATAGGATATATAACTGATAAAATCCCTACAATTAATGATAAATTATTATTTAATATACTGCCTGGGGAAACAGGACAAGGAAAACATTATGCTATTCTTGAATATTGGGTAGAACCATCTGAAAAAGATATGTTGTTAGAACCAATATATAATACAAATGTATCAGGAACGCAAAATGTAAAAATATATAGAAAATGGTATATAACATCTGCTGCACCAATACGTGGCGATTATGGCAGAACTGAATATTGGGTATGTACAATAGAATATTACAATAAAAAAATAAGAGGCAATTATGACTGATTTAAGACCAGAATTTGACCCAACTTTGGTTCATATAAAAACACAAATATTAGAATCAAATGCATCTACTAATTTAACAATAGAAAGTGAAAAAAAATTATATACGCCACTTTCTTATTATGAATTCATAGATGTAATTGGAAAACTCTTTAAAGAGGCTGGGATATCAGCGCCATTATATGAAGAATATAATGAATCATTTGATGAAATGCCAATTATAGTATATTCTCTTGTCCAAAAACGTCCAGGTGTATTTAGTAGTGCATCATACAAAAATGTACAAGATGATAAATCAAGTTATACAAGAATATTAAAACCAATAGCAACATATAAACTTAAAGATATAAATAATCCAGGGAAAATTAAAATCATAGAATCATTCCCAAGAGATTATATAATTAGATTTACACCATACTCTACATCTGTAAAAGAGTCTAATGAACTGGCATTTCAAATAGAAGACATATTAGTTAAATATAGGAAATTAATACGTTTTCAAGGAATTCAAGATATTATATATTTAGGGAGTGATAAGAAGATGGTTATACAAAAAAACACAGGAACAAATTTCATAGGAACTCCCGTTGATGTTTTTGTGCGATTAGTACAAAAATATGAATTATATGAATACGAACTTGATAATATATTAGTTAGTGTTGGTATCCGTACCAATTATGATATAAATATAGATATTAACAATACTGAAGAGGAGAAAGTATTATGAGAACATTATATCCAAACCTCCCTGGCGTCTTTATTGAAGATGTCGACGGAAGACTTGTTATTACTCCTGAAGGTAAAAACCATGTTATAGGCGTTTTCGGTACTACCGAATCTGGACCTGCATATTTACCTTCTGTTGTAACTGACTTCCAGTCAACAACACAGTTGTTTGGCGCTTACGGAACTGCAATTCAAGGTATTTTTGAAGCAATGCAAGGAAACCCTGAAACAATATCTGTTACAAGAATTGGCGGAGTTCAAACTCAACTTATTCTTGGTAATGGATTATTAAAAATGACATTAAGAGAACCCGGTCCTAATTTCGCAAAATATTATGGTATAGCAATTTTTGTTGACCATGATGGAGCCAATTATTTACCAGATTCTTCTGCAAACTATTACAGAGTATATGACCTTACAAAAACAGATGAAAACGGAAATTACATTTTAGTATATAGTTCAAAAATTGAAGAACAGGACCAGTTTATCGGAAAAACAGATGTTTTTGTTGAAGTAGATGACTGGGTAGCGTTTTTTACTGCTGCTGCTAACTCTGGCATACTTGATGCAACGACACATACATTCGGAACAGAATCTGCGCCTGTATCTATTAAAGAAATTTATGATACACATATGCATAATAATACATTCTTCTTTGTTGCTCTTGGCAAAAATGGCGCAACAGATATGAAATTAACAGCAATGAAACTTATGGAAAGTATGCTTAAAGGATTTAATGCCGCTATGTCTTCTAATATGGACCAAGTTTTTGTACCTGGTGCATATCTTGACAATCCAAACATTGCTGATGACGAAAGATTACATACTGTATATATCTATAATGATGGAACAGCCGTAACAGTTGAGGGTGGTGACACATTTAAGGTAGTTATTGATGCAGATAATCAGTGGGAAATAACAGTTACAACTGAAACAACTATTTCAGAAGTATATAATACAATGGCTCAATTAATTGACGGGACCGCAATGTTTGAAGCAACAACAGGAACTGATACAATTGGTTCTTTTACTGGACCATATTTAAAAATTACAGCAGCATCAAAAGGTATTGGGTTTAATACCCCTGTTGCTACTTATAATGATGTTAGCGCTCCTTCTACAACAACATTTACATCATATGTAGCAGAAAGTATTCTTGACAACCAATATGTTTCAAAAACAACTGCTGTGTCAACTCCTGTTATTGAAACTGTCCCTGGCAATGCTCCCACTTCAACTGTATGGTATATTAATGACCCATATTATATACCTGGTTCTGAAGTATTATATTGGACAAGTGCACCAAACGTAATAATCCCTGAAGATGATTATGAAGTGATTGTAAACGGTGATATTGTATACTTTATGTTAAAATCTTCTGTTGTATCTGCTGTTGCTGATGATACACTTGCAGTTGAATATGTAAGAACAGTAAAAGACGCATTACCATACTTCAATTGGAAAGAAGAAGAGGGTGATATTGTAGTTGAATGGAGTTATTCAAAAGGATTGTCTGGTGAATATCATGAAGCAAATTTTGCCTATGAAATAGCAAGATTCTGTCATGAAGCATCTGTGAATGACCACGAAGTACTTGGTGTAGTTGGCGTTATGCCTCCAAAATCAACATCTCCAAGAGATATCGCAAGATGGATTGGAATTGCACCAACATATGACCAATATGGTAGGATGACTGCCAATGGAACAGGGTTGCTTGGTAACAAACATATGGTAGGAACAATTGAATATGCTCCTGGATTTTATTACACACAATCAAGATATATGGATGGTATCCCTGTTAATGACATAGATGGTAATCCAATTGACCTTGGTAAATACATCTCTGTTGTTGTTGGTTGGGGGTTAATGAAAAATAATTACAAAGGTAAAGTATATGGATACTTCTCTTCATGTGAAGGTGTATTCGCTGCTGTTGACGAAATGTTGCCGCCTAAAATATCTCCAACAAATAAAGTATTACCATTAGTTGTTATCCCATATGTTGTATCAAAAACATTTGCTGATAAACTTACAAAATATGGCTATACAGTAGTTGCTTATGATAGAAAAATTGATTCTGCTTACGTAATCGATGCACCAACCGCTTGCAATGTTAACTCTGACTATAAGAGAAGACAAACAATGAAAATTGTTAAATTTCTTAATAGTTCATTAAGAGAATTGCTTAAACCATTTATTGGCGGACCAATGAATACAGCAATATTTGAATCGGTTAAAGGTAATATAGAATCAATGTTTAAATCTGCCATGGCAGATGGAATGATTAATTACTATAACTTCAACTTGAAAGCAACACCAAGAATGCAAATTCAAAATTACGCAGAAGTTCATTACACAATCGTACCTGCTTTTGAATTAAAACAGGTATATGCTTATGCTGCGCTTAAAATACCAACTCAAACTCTTGGTGGAACTGGAACTTCACAAGGTTAATAAAAATTAAAGGAGATATATAATGGCATATAATGCAACAAATCTCAATCCCACTGCTACAAGTTATACTTTTAGCAGTGTATCTGGGGTTGATATTAAAATGGTATTCCACGGAAGAGTAATTGGTGAAGTCCAGTCTTTTTCTTACAGATTGCAGAGACAAATTGTACCGGTTTATACACTTGGAACACAATATGCAAGGTCTTTTGGCTATGGTACAACTGCAATCGCTGGGCAAATGTCATTTATTTTGACAAACAGAAATGCTCTTCTTTATGGAATCAGAGAGATTATGGCCGCTGGCCACTCATTAGAAAAACCATGGCTTGACAGAGAAGATGCTAAGCCTGACATGTTTGGCCCGAATGATGTCGCTGCTCCAATTGTTAATGCTAATGATACTAATTTTACAACAGTTGGTGTAAGAAGAAATGATAATATCGTGGCAAGTCCGGTAAGTGAAACTGACCCTTATGTATACGTTGGTGAAGATAATTTAAACACTTCTCTTATAGAAGACCAAATTCAAATGCTTCCCAACCACGTTGGTGAAATTCCTCCATTTACTGTAACAATAGTGTCATCAAATGAAATGGGTCAAAGTTCAGTTATGAAAGTTCATGGCGTTAAATTACTTGCAGAAAGTTATGCAATTTCAATTGACCACATTACATCAGACCTTGTATTTGATTTCATTGCATTGTCAATTGACCCATGGACACCAATTAATAGACAACAATAATGAAAAGATATTAATCTTTTGCCCCTCTTTTGAGGGGCTTTTTTATTTTTGTATGTTAACATTTATGTTATATAATATATAACAGGAGGATGTAATGAGTATATTTGATACACCACAATTTGCACAAGATTATAAAGAATTTGAAAATGAACATAAGGCATTCCAAACATTTTCAGGTGCCGACATACATGCATATATTCCATATTATGATGGTAGCAATGTAAGAATTATTAAATTTTCAGAAATACAAACAATAACGTATTCAATACACAGAGCAACAAAAAATATTTATTCACTTGGCAATCCATTACCTGTTGGTGTTGTTCAAGGTAGCAGAACAATTGCAGGTTCTTTAATTATGTATAAATTTGATATGGATGCAATGTCCGAAATATTTAAAATATCATCAAATAATGCTATTATGCTTGACCAGTTACCACCATTTAATATATTAATAGATGTAGCAAATGAAATGGGAATAAGAAGATATGTAGGAATATATGGTGTTAAAATAATAACAGAAGGACTTGTTATGTCTATACTTGACTTGTCAACAGAAGTAACATGCCAATATACAGCAATGGATATTGAACCATTAAGAGAATATAAAGAATTTGAAGCAAGAATATTACAATCAAATTATCCTACAATGGCTATTGATTTTCAAGAAATTATAGATAATGAAACAGGTAGAGCACAATTTAGAAATAATCCTGTAAAACAAAGTAACGATATCTTAAACGATATAACAAATAGATAATACTAAAATTATTGGAGGTTTTTATGGCTGTAAAAAAGATTAATAACAACATGGAAGAAAAACAAAAAGAGACAAAAACAAAAGAAAAAGAAGTTGAACTTAATATCCAAAACCCAGAAGACGCATATAACCCAGAAGAATTTTGTCCTACATGTGGTGCACATGTTAGTGAAGGTTGTGTACATATGCAAAAAGCAGAAGAAGAAGTACAAGAAGCAGTAAACAAAGAAGTTGGAGAAGATGCAGACCCCGTACTCCAAGCATTTAAAAATATAAAGAACAAACCATCTGATGAACAAATAAATGAATTAAAAGAAAAATTTAACAAAATTTATGTAACCGTTCTTGATGATAACCAGGCTTATATTTATAGAGCATTAAAAAGAAGTGAATGGATTGCATTGCAAGCGCAAGATTTAAAACCACATATGCTTGATGAACAAATTTTTAGAAGATGTGTAATTTGGCCAAAAGACATGACATTAAATATATATGATGCAGGTGTTGTTCCAACTGTTGTTGCAATGATTATGAGAGTGTCTAAATTTATTTCAGAAGAGGAAGCAGTATATTATACACGTGAACTTTAATCGTGGCTTATATAATAGATAATATATTTAATTACAACCAAATATTTGATGCGCTCATAAAATATGGGCGCCTTTTTGTGTTTCTAAATGAAAAAGATAACGATATTATTATATTCAGACGCTTAACTGTATCTGAACTTGAATTTGTTATAGATAGAATTTTTAATGCTAACCAATTTCAAAAGATTATACTTGAAAATTATATATGGGATAAAATTGTACTACATTATAATAAAAAACTTGATATAAATGAGATAGACGCAGGGCTACCAACAACAATATGCAATCTCGCATTAAGCAAAAGTGCAATATATGATATAGATAAAGTTGTTGATGCAATTGAAGAAAAGAAAAAAGAACTTGGACATATTATCTCATTGCCAAAACTAATGGCATTAAAATTTAAACCAGATATTGATTTTGATAATATATCATATGAAGAGTTATTAACTTATGCTGCAATGTGGGATTCGCAGCAAGAATCATCATTAAAAGAAAGATATGAAGAAGCAAAACGTGAAGCAAAATTAAGAGAAGCAGAAGCAAAAAGCAAAGGCGCAATAGATGTTACCAAACAAAATATCCCAGGAATATAAAGATAGACCACCAAAACAAGTTGGTCCGTTACATTATTTAAGAAGTAGAGTTAGAAATCCAAACAATATTCGTGTATCCCCTTCTGTTGCTGCTTATAAAAAAGCAAGAGATGATAACGAAAGATTACTTAATTATGTGTCTCCATTAACAACCGCTGCATTAAAAACAACTGTTCCTTTATATTTTTTATCACAAATTAAAGACATAGATATAACTTCACAAACAATAAGAAATTGGTATTTATCGCAGCCATTCAATAATATATACAAAAATTATCCATTTCCGACAGAAGCAGAAGCAAGAAATGCAACTATAAAAGTTGGTGATGTAATACATCAATTATTTGTTAATCTCGAATCATTCGCATCACCAATATCTTGGCTTCAACCTTCTTCTTCGTTGTCACCATTTTTGATACCCACATCAAATAAATCACTTGTAATATCACCACAGCAAATTAAAAAAGACATAAAATATTGGAAAGAAGTAATTGATAAGGCAAATTATCCTGGGTTCTTTGATTCTATTAAAACCGAGTTATTAGAAAGTGGTATTATAGTTGAAAATGGCGTACCAAAAATTAATAATGCATTAAGAACAGTCGTAGCCCCAAGAGCAAAATTTGTACAAAAAATATTAGAACTTAATACAAGAAGACAAGTTTCACAGACTTGGCTTGCTTATAGAGTTAAAAATAAAGCGGGCTATCATCCTGGGTCATATAGGGAATCATTTAATATATTGCTTGGTAAATCAACTGCTGATATATATTACAAATGGTTTAAAGCACAAGTTAGAGCATATTCATTAAGATATTTTAGATTACTTGATGACCCTCTTGAATTCTTGTCATCATTTATCGGATTTGAAACAGGTGTAGAAAGAACTGCACTATATAAATCGTTTAAGAACAAATTTGGTGTTGGCGGTGCTAAATATTATGGTGAAAGTTTATATAAACTTTGGTTAAGACATATTGGGCTTGTTGGTAAAAATATTATTTTGCCATTAATAGCAGCAAAATATACACATGAAAAATTAAAAGATATACATATAGAAAGCGGGATATTTACGCCAATAGCATATACTGGGGCAACATTAGATATTGGTAGAAGTATATATGGCAAACCATTTAAAGCAATAGCAGATGTTGGTGATAAATTTGTCCCAGGAATGTCAAGTCTTGGTGTTGCATTTGGCAATATAATGATGGCTGGTATTAATACATATATTGGTGCCAGACTATTTCAATCTATAAGAACATCAGAAACATATGAAGCATTTTATAATATAGCAAACACATTTACTCCTTTAAATAAAAAAGGTCTTGAATGGTTAAGACCATTGTCAAAAATACAGCAAAAAGCATATTTAAGAGAAAAAGTTAAATATGAAATCCCAGAATTATTAAAAAAATTTATGCCAAGTAAACTTGGTGAATTTATAGAAAAAAGAATTGGTTCTGTTTCTCATATGGGCAAGGCTGCTCGTACTGCAATGATAATTGCTGGCATATTGTCAATTCCAAATGTAATATTTGGAACAGCAAGATTATTAGGTGGAGAGAAAGATACAAGCACTTTAATTCAAGAATATACAGGCCATAAAAATGTTCCTGTTTATCAATCTCATGATTGGCTCTTTGGGCAACAGTACCGTGGTGGTGAATTTGCCGCATATATGGGACCAAATTGGTTTCAAAGAATGATACATGATTATAGAGGTAAAACATTATGGCGCAACAACGAAAGTGCAGAATTTAGAACATTAAAATCAATACCAATAATACAGGATATAATAAAACCATACTATCTTGAAGAAACAAATTTTAAACATCAGCCATACCCAATTACAGGGCCTACGACATCTTTTCTTGGACCGATAGGTCCATTATATGGTGCAACACTTGGACAATTGTTTAAACCTACAAAATATATGTTTCCTGAACAATGGGCATTAACACAAAAAGATGCGCTTAAAAAATATGAACAAGAAAAAATTCCAACAGCAATATATCAACAAACAGTGGCACCAATACAACCCCACCAACAATCTGTAATGCAAGAAGTATATGGGACACCATTAAACGAACCTTTCATATTTGATGTTACAAAACCAGCAAGAGGGAAAGGGATAGAACCTTTAATAAGCCCATATTCTGCACCAATATTAACAGCACAAGCAATATCTGCATGGCAAGAAACAATAGGTCTTCCTGGTTATATATCAAGATTATTAGTAACAAATCCCGAAGAATGGTATTCGCAATATAATGTATTGCCATCTGCTTCTGAAATAAATTCATTATCAGAACAATATTATTACATGAATCTTGGTGACTATGGACAAACAGAAGCATGGAGACGTATAGTTATATTACAAAATGCAGCAAGAAAAGAATATAATATGATACAAAATGACCAACCAGAGTGGATGCCAGACGAAGGTTTCTATATAAAATTTAGGCATGGAGACCCATACAGACAAATTTATAGAGGATATGAAAGAATACCAGGCCCTGGACTTACAGAAAGAAAAGAATTTGCTAATTTAAAAGGCGTTGAATATAAAAATTATCCATTATCAGCAAGACTATTAATTCTTGGCGACATAGCAATGACATCAGACCATTTTAAACAAACATATATGGTTGTTGATAAACTTGTAAAAGAAGGTAAAGCAACAAAAGATGAAGAGGCAGCACTAAAACGTGTAAGGTCTGAATTTATACAAAAAATTTCATCAAGAAAATTTTTACCATATAGCAATAAAGAAGATTTATTACAGTGGTCATCATTAAATCCTATTAAAGGTGTGTTTAGATTAGCCCAAACATTAGAAGAATTAATTGTACATGCATCATCACCATTATCAGAATTATTGCCAGTTGCACCAAAAGAGAAATTCAGCATACATGAAACACCCATTGAAGCATATAAACATAAAGTTATACAAGGTAATGAGTCTGCTATATGGGGACATCCTTGGCGTGATTTTATAAGGCCATTTGTGGGGAGAATAGCGGGCTTATTTACAGATAAAGTTATGCCATGGGTAAAAAAACATAGACGTAATGAAATGTATCTTGATTATCTTAAATATGTAAAATATAGTAAAGCAGCAGAAATGTCTATGTACAGTGGCGATATACAAAATGCTTATAAATTCAAACAAATAGCATCAACAACAGCGGTTGCGGTAAACCCATATAAATCATTAATGGAAGTTTATCCTACACTTCCAAAAGAAGAACGTCCATATTTTATACACTTTGCAAAAGAAACAGATAAAGAAAGACGTAAAAAAATATTAGAAATGACATCACCAATAATGAAACGTATATATAAAGCAAGATGGGAGTTATTAGATTATGCAAAAGCAAAAGAGGAATATGAAAAAGGAAAACTATCAGAAGAAGAATTCAAAAAGTTTAAAGAAAAAGTAAAACAACATATTGCACATGCAGAAGAAAGAGAAGAAGAATTATTTAGCCCAGAAATATTAAGTGAAGTAAAACAACTCCCTGAAACATATGGCAATGAATATACTGTTCCATTAACACAATGGGAAGGATATAGTCCACGTGTATCAATGACAGAATTAAAAGTTGGATTTCTTGAGTCAATTGGCGAAGACCCAATAGATTACCGTATTCCTAAAAAAGAAATATTAAGATTAAACCATAAAGAACCAGAAGAATATTTTAGCAATATATCAATGTTTGATAAAATTGATATGGGAATATATAATATGGGATTCAGTAATTTAAAACATAGATTAAAAAATATAATATATAATCGCAATGGGAGTGATAATTTACAACAACATGTTTATACAATCGAATATAGACCAAAAATTAAATACGCATTTGAGAGGCATAATTAATGGCTAAAGATTTTTGGGATTATTTAGGTGAAACAATATCAACTGTCGGATTTGGATATGCAGCAGTTAGTTCTGCAAAAAACGTATATAAATCAAAAGAGTTTAAAGAAGCACTAAATAATTTTCAACACTATGTGTCTGGAGATAAAAAACAAGTAGTTGAAACCATTATAGAAGAGCCAGTAACACAAACTGTTACAAACAAAGCAACAACTAAATCAGCAGAAGATGTCGCTTCTGTATCAAAGAAAATGATAAATCAACAAAAAGAAATACAAGAAAAATTTATAAGTTTATATGATGACATAGCACGTAGTATGCATAAAGTTAACAGAACGTCTATGAATATTTTTAAAGAATATATTCCAGAAGACAAAATGCTTATAGAAGAAGAACTACCATATATTAAAAAGTTTCATGAAAAATTTAATGCAAAAGTAAATGAAAATATACAATCTCTTATTGAAACTAATTTAGAAAGAATAACACTTAATTTAAACTTAACAGAAGACCAAAGGAAAATTATTAAAAAAACAAGTGATATTAGAAAAGAAATGTCTCTTATGCAAAAAGGATATTTCATAAAAGATATATATGGAGATGAAGAAGCGGGAAAAGCATTAATTAAACAAGCAGAATCATTATTAAAAAAGAAAATAGTAGAAAGTTATAAACTAATTGATATAAAAAATATTGATGATGTTGAAATGTTATCGTCTCAAATACACAAGTCGTTATCAAATCTTGCAGGGTTATTAAAACCATTATCAGAAGATGATTCGCTTGTTTTTAGAGGTTTGTCAAAAACAAAACTTACAGAAACATTTGACAACATACCTGAAGTTATATCAAATGTGACAAGAGAAGAAGAACTTAACAAGTTATTTGAAGAAAGACATAATGTTACATTTGCAAACAGAGAACGGTTTAGTAATATAGAAAATATAATAAGCAAGCGTATTAATTTAAAAAAGATTGAAAAAGACATACAAAAAGGCAAAATGCCAATTAATTATATAGAAAAACAAAAAAAGAAAATGCTTAAAGATATAAATCAAGAAGTAATAGATATGTATAAGGGTATGTATAACAAAGCCATTGGCAGGCAGCAAAAGGCTTCTGAATATTATAATGCATTAATTAAAGGAATTGAAGAAACCTCGTCTCCAGATTTTTCTTTTCAAGTAATCAATAAAGATGATACAAAATTATATATAGAAGATATTAATACATTCCTCGATAAATTAAAAGAAAAAACAAAAGTAAGTAAAGATGTTCAAATACAAATAAACAAAGCAAAATCAACTATAAATTATTTTAATGAAATGTATAGAAATACTAATATAGAAGTTGTACCAGAATTATATTTTGAAACAGAAAAAGGAATTGAATCAATTGCTGGTACCATTAAGTTAAAACAAAAAGGTAAAAACAAGATATTTGGCGAAATTGATATTGACATTGCAAACAACAAAGGATTATTAAGACGTGGCGATTCAATATATGTAGAACATCCACTTGCTAAACTATATACAGATGATAAAGGAAGAAGAATATATGAAACAGTTTCAAAAGAAGAAGCAATAACACAAAAATTTCAAAGAACTGTAAGTGATTTAATGAGACAGGGTTATACACAGCAAGAAGCAATCAAAGTCGCATCAGAAGAAGTTAATAAATTTTCTATGTCTACATTAGAATGGATTGCGCCAAGAAGTATATATGATTATTACAAAGATATTGAAACACCCGCCGTTAAGATAGCAAAAAGTAATTATAAAATACTTAATCCGGTAACATATGAGCCATATAATTTTTTCAATACAGAACAAATGTATAGCGAAGAAGGTGTTATTTTAAGAAAGCAAATTGGCTGGAAAAATGGGAAAAAGATATTCAAAGAGATGCCAATTGATTTTGAAAAAGTATATATATCAACACCAAGCCAATTATATAAAAGTCTTGTTCCATTAGAAGGAATATACAATGAAACATATGGGTTATATTATAATCCAAACGAATTAAAGATATACAGGAATACAGCAGTTGTTAAAAACTTATTATTTGAAGAAGAAAAAGGGTTGTTTAAACCAAAAGTATTCTTTGGTGATTATAATATCAAAACAGAAACAGGCGAAATTAATTTATTATCAAAATTACAAGAAACAGCGTCAAAAATAAACGAAGAACAATTTGATAAAGAAACAAGAGAATTTATCAAAAGATTAAGAAAATTGCCCATAATATCTGAAGACCAGTCAGCAATATTAAATAAAAATTTAGAAGATATGATTATAGGCAATTATGTATCAATGAAAGATGTTACATTAGAATCATTAAATCTTAAGAAGGTATCAACACCAGAAGCACTTGAACTTGGATTTAAAGAAGAATTATTTAAATTATCAAAAGGTGAAAGAATTATAGTCAATAATAAGCCCTATAAATTGCCATCTGATTTATTTGTTACAAAAGCAATATATGAAGATGTACAAAAAGGTGTAAGAAATAAAATAACAACTGGTGTTTTAGAAGGAATGTTTGTTACAAATCTTGAAGAAGCATTACCAAAGTTTTTTGGTGTTGGTGGCTACAAGGTGTTAACTCCATTTAAAGTTGACACGGACATAGCAACATTACTAATGAAACTTGGTTCAAACTCTGATGCAAGAAAATTTGTAGAAGATTATTTAGCAAAAAATCCAAATGATTTTGAAGGTCTTATAAAAGCAATATCACAAAATAGACAAATATTATTTGATTTTTCTTCTTATGTTGAAGATATGCCACATATTTTTTCTACTACTAAATCTGTCAAAAGTAATTTAAGAGGTGTTGGAACACTATTTGATATATTAAAAAATAGCACAACACCAGAACAAAGAAAAACATTTGAACAATGGATGCAATCATTAGATATTAATGCAGGAACAAAAGCAGAATACTATGTCCAGGTGTTAGACAAGATGTTTAAAGATGAGTCTATGATTAAAAATGCACCAAAAATATTTGGACAAAAACTTGGTAATAGAATAGTAGAACTTGCAAAAGAATATAAGAATCCAGACGGTGTCAAGAATATTGATTATGTTATGAGTATGACAAGAAAACTTCTTGCCGGTCAATCTGGGACATTAACATCAGGTATATTAAACCAGGATATTCTTGTCGGAGACCTCGGAACATTTAACAGAGATGTATTTAGATATCTTGAAGAAAAAGCAAAACTTAATAATAAATTTTATGGTAAATTTTTAGATACTCTTGAATCTTCACGTATCATAAACAGAACAAGAAGTCTTCAAACAATACAAGCATTTGCAGATGTTATAAAACAAAAAGATGCGGCAAATGCGGTTACATTAGATTTGCTTGAAAACAGAATATTATCACCACAAGGTGAAGTAATTGCAAAAGGACAAGCCGTTACAGATATTATAGAAGGATTGAAAAATTCAAAAAAAGCAGAAGAAAATCTAAAAGCACATAAAGACTTATATAATCTTTTAGAAGAAAAAGGATTTAACACATCTGTATTTAAAATAAAGAACACAAAAGAAACAAAATTAATGCCAATTCTTGCAGATGAGTTTAACTATCTAAAAGATATATTACAAAAAGGTAAAACAGAAATAGAAATAGCAGGTGAAGTTGTATCAGAAGAAAATATAGTTTCAATTGTATCAAAAATTAGGTCATCATCGGCAAGATTTATTAGAGGATTTGCATCAAACAAAAAAGAATCAGAACAATTATATAATACATTTATACAAAACTTACGTGAATCATTTACATCTAAAAATAATTTAAGTAAGTTAATGTTTGAAGCAAGACCATTGGAGTCAATGCATGCAACAGCAGTATATGCACCACATTTAAAAACATCTGAATATGTAGAAAAACAAGTAAACAGGCTTGTCGAGACCATACAAAAAAGTGACAATGCAGAAGAAATAATAAAACTCGCAGAAGAAGAGGGGTTAAGTTTAAAAGAATTTATAAAATCAAAAGCAGTTGTTGTTAATGCTGACCAATTAGAACATGCAATAAGAAAAATACCTAAAGTTGAAAAACCAGACTTTATATTTAGTTTAATGACAAGATATCCAGTAGGTTCACCACAATCATTACAAACACACTTTGTTATAGGTGCACCAAAAGATATTATAGAAGAAGGAAGAGTTGCATTTTTGTCAAGAGCATCAATGAGTGCAGCATATGGTGATTATGATGGAGACACATTGCATTTTGTATTCACCAATATATCAAAAAATGAAGCAGAAAAAGGCGCATTAAATGATGCTGTTAAGTCATTAATAGACGAACATGTATTAAATAAATCATTTGAAAAAGTACAAGAAAAAGTTAACAAAGGTATATCTGATGTCTTGGCAATGAAAGTTGCAGATGGTGGAACTATAACTGATGTTACAAAAGTATTAAACGAACAGAAAATAACAGAAAAGGTATTAATAGGAAATATAACAAATATCATTAATAGAATATTTATAGCATCATCATATGGTACCAAAGATGCATCTCCATATGTTACGTCACAAATATTACATACTATTATGGAAAGAATTATTAAATCTAAAAAGAATATTTCAAATACAGAACAAATAGGTGAAATAACTAAAAATCTTTATCAAGTTCTTGATAAAATGTTAAGCGAAGGCACTTCTCCCGAACTACAAGATTCATTGTACAAGAACTTATCAAAATTTTTTGAGATGGCTGAATTTAAAAACACAACAAGCAAAGAAAACACAGAGTTAATGAGTGCATTTATAAATAGTTTAAAAGATTTAACAAAAACACAAGCACTCAATGACGACATGTTAAATTATGTTAATAATCTTATAGGCGAACTTGAAAATGCAAAAACAGGAAGCGCAGATTATGTTGCAAAATTGTTAACAGAACATATATCAAATAATATAGACAAATCAAGAGAAGATATACAAAATTATATAAATATGTCAACCAAAAGAGTTCCAGAAACACCATTAGACCCAGCGGGTGTAAGAGCCCAAAAAGAAAGAATTAATGCAGAAAAGAGAGCGGCCGCTGCAAACATGTCAAATGATGCAGCAAGAGCAGCAGAGGAGGCAGCAGAAACAACAAAGAATACAGCAAAACAAGCAACAAGAGTTGCTGAAGAAGCAAAAACAACACAAAGAGTAGTTGAGCAATCTTATAAACTCGGTGAAGATGTTATGAAACCATTATATAAGGCAATATCTAAATCTGGATTTCTTAAAAAATCAATGTATGTTGGCCTTGGGATACTCGGCTATGAGGTTGCCAAAAATGTTATGACCGGTTGGGGACAAGATAAATTTGAAATACCAATTGCTGCAAAATCTGCATCTGAAATTGACCCATCATTAACAGATAATTATGATGTTATACATGTTGGTAATCCAACATTTGATATTCATCTTGATAGTATCATAGATACAATATCATCTAAACGTGGTATAATGAAATTCGTGAATGGATTAACCGGTGAAGATTCTGTAAAAGTTACATTATATGATAAACGTAATAATAGGAGATATATTTAATGTATTTACAAATTAATAATATAAAACTAAATTTACCGCCAGAGGCAATTGCAATACAAGACCATTCTGATATAGATATAAAACCATCTTTATTTAAATTGCCAAATATATCTCAAGCAGGGACAGTTAAAAAGAAAATCATTATCACAACTAAAATAGGCCCCTCATTATCAGAAGCACATGGGAGGCATCAATTTCAACAATTATTTAACATGCTTGCTACAATGCCGTTTGTATATATACAAAATGAATATATAGCAAAAACAATAGATGTTAATAACCCAAACATGTTTTATTTATGCGGTGTTGACGATGTAAATTTTGTATTTGAGAATAATTATGTAGAAGTTTCAATGACATTCACATTAATACATAGTAAGTTTTATTATAATTTTGATGATACTGATTTATATAAATTTATAGACAAAGATGGTAATTATACTCCTGTACCATTTAATGTTGATTATTATCCGTTCCACGGCAATAGATATTTCGGAAAATACAATGAAGAAAATTATTTAACAAAAATACATATACCATATGATGTAAACATAATATATGAAACAATTACAAATGACACAAAAGTAGATGAATTATTGGATAAACTTAAAAAAGAACACCCAGCGTTATATTCTGTACTTAAAAAATATAGAGAAACAGTAATAGAAGAAGACACAGAAGATATTGAAAAAGTAAACAAGACATACACATATAAAACAAAAAACAAAACATATAAATTAAAAACACCTGCTGAATTATTTATAGAAAAATTTTATTCATTAAAAAAATATCTCGGACAGTTAACAAAGCCAATTTATAAAATTAAAACATTTACATTTGGCAACGATATAATTAAAAGATATGACAAAGTAAATTCAATAGTAATAAGAATACATCATAATAACATTTATCATAGAATATCAGGATTAACCACCCCTATATTACAAAATATGGGAGAGCCAGAAATTACTGTACAAATGAATATTATGTTAACACAAGATGAAGAACATAATATATCTAATATAAATCTCACTTCATATATAGATAAATATATTGCATTATACAATTCAAAAGAAACAATAAACAAAAAAAGATTATTATCAATTGATAATAAAATACTTGACGCAATTAATTTAAAGTCATTTGTTGTTTTAGATTATATAACATCTACAACTAATTCTCCACATTCAAGATTATTAAAACTTAATTTATTATATCAAAGAGAAGAAGATGACATGTTTCTGAAATACGAAGGTGAGGGATTAAACAGGCCCACATATAAAGACTGGCAAGAAGAAGTTTTTAATGATATAATACAATCATTAAGTGACATAGCAAGAGGTAAGAAGAAGTCAAAAGTTTTGACATCAAATGAAGCAATAAGTATATTTACAGCATGGACAAAAACAAAATTTATAAATATTATGTTATCTGAAATGTTTTTTCTTGATTATAATGAAAAGGAACAGTTATTAAGAGAATTGTATAAAAGAAAAGTACCAATACAAGAATTAATTGACAACGAAGATTTAACAAAAGATATAAGACCAATAGCAAACTCACCAATAAGACCTGACATTATGCTCGGCGCACCATTGAAATCTCCGAATTATTATCTTAATATGGAACATAATATTTTACCTAAATTGTCAAAAAGACTCGAGACATATGTACAATCATTAAATGACTATTTTGGTGGATATTATAAAGCATTTAGCGATTTTACATTTAATCAAATAGATAAATTTATTGATGTTGTAGACACCTCTATTCAAAACAAGGGTGTGGTTAAAAATATATATAAAAAACAAATGTCTGATGCATTAAAATTAAATCAATCAATAAACAACATAAGAGAAATAACACACACAATGCCATCAAAACATAATACCACTATAAAAAAGAACGTACATAACGAAGAAGAAAATCAAAAATATGTTGTAAAACCATCAAAAGAAAATCAAAATGCACTTGATAAAAAAGCAATAAATGATATAGCAATGAAAACAATTAAAGACTATTTGTATAAATCGTTTCAACTTGGTAACAATAAATTTTATCCAGGTGTTAAAGTCTTTTTTATAGAAGATAATTCAAGAACATTTATGGGAGATATTAATCCTGTTAGTGGTAGAAGTGAATTTGCTGATGCAGATAGATACTTTTCAAGTTATAGGGTTCTTGGAGTGTCTGTTCATAAAGATAAATATAAACCTGATGATAATGCAATTATCTATTTTTATAATCCAGCGGTATACACACAGGCATATAAAGATGATTCAAAACCTGCATATATAAACACAGAAGACAATATAGAACAGAAATTTCTTATTATGCCTGGTACCAAAGTTCAAATTTGGATGGGATATGGTAATAATCCTGATAATTATACTTTAATATTTAATGGAGTTATAACCGGTGCAGATGCGAATACAGCAGATGAAGTGATGGCACAAAATGGAATTAGAAGATTATTAGCACAAGGTTATGGTAGAGAATTACTTAATCCTATAAACGAAGACATAGGCGAAGACTTAATAGCAACATTTGATACAGTATATGATTTACAAAAAGCAATATTATCATCACCAGATTGTCCACATCTTGGATATTATGATGTATATGGCTCATATACGTCAAGATATAAATGGGATTGGTTGCATGTTAAAAGATTACCAGCAGGTGCAGAAGATAATATATATTACACAAAAGAAGAATTAAAATTGTTAGACAGTTTTGGCTTGTTTAAATTTAGTACTGATGATACTGTTGATACATATGTTTACACTGGGCAAACAAAATGGGAAATGCTTGCTTCTATATTATATAGATTTCCATCAAAAGTACATGCTGTTTTACCATATGGAGACAGGGCAACATATTATTTTGGCCCACGATTTGGTTATTATTTTTCAAGGCCACCAAAGAATAAATTAGAAGTTATTCTTAAAGAAGCCTTTAATAAAACATATAGTAGTAATATATTTGAATTTGGCCCAAAAACGTATGATGAAAAACATCAAGAAGGATGGTTTTTTGATAGAACGCCATTCTCATCAACAGAATATATTACAATGTTTGCACAATATTCAGGATTTTCAGATGATATTATACAACCGTTTGCAAAAATGCATATTATAGATAGCAACATTAATTTAATAGCAAATGCGATAACAATTGATGATAATCCTGTGTATACAAAGGTTAATATAAGATATGACGGGGAAGTTGACCCCAAAACAATGGTCGCAAAAACAGAAGAAAAGTTAACAGTAAAATTACATGATGCAATCCCTGATGAATATATTCGTGTTGCAGATTTTCCTGCATATAATTGTAGAAGTGAATTTTATGCAAAAAGATTTGCGTCAAAATTCTTTATAGATAGTTTAAATAAAATGTATTCTGGCAAAGTGATAACAATAGGCGACCCAACAATAAAACCACATGATATAATCTTTTTATCAGATGATAAAACAAATATGTACGGTTTCTTTGAGGTTAGAGAAGTTCTTCATATTATTGATGCAGAAATGGGATTTATAACTGTTATAACACCAGGATTTTTAACAATGGCAAACGATTTTTATACCGGTGATGTAATAGGTGCAAATATAATATCATTTTTATTTGGCGTAGAAAATGCAAACTGGATTGCTAATTTAATTTTAGGATTTATGGGATTAACAGATAAATTTAAATCAATGTTCCCAAATCTTTCTGAAACAAAACTTGATGTAGACAGTGCCATTGCAAAGTTTTCTGGGATAGGCGCATTGCTTGATTTCTTTTCAAATGACTGGTTGTTTAATTTTAAAAGATATTATGATAAAACAGGATTCTCAAGATATCCATTTGCAACAACCATAAATATAACAGGCATACCTATATTTATGATGCCATTATTTTATGATGGTACCCCATATTTATCAGGCGTACTTGGTCCTGCTGATTTTTATTTATGGTCTACAATTGGTTCAAAAGAAATGCTTGATAATGTAACAAAATATAGATATACAAAGGAAACATCTGGAAGATTAACATTCTTTGAATGGTCACATGATGAATTAGAGGAGTTCTATAATGACTAAAACCCTAAATGAACATATTAATGAAATAAAAAATGAACTCAAAGATGCGGTGTTAAGATTAAAACAAAATATAGAATCAACACATAGTATAAAAATATATGGCACAGTTTGGAAGGTGATTATAGAGCAAGGACAACCAATTAGAGTACTCGTAGAAGTGACAGACCAATATAGACCAAATACACTCCCTGAAGGTGTTACATATCTATTTGGTGCACCAATGGAAAAACCATTAAAAGGCGCAATTATAGAATTACTTGAAAGTCCTGAATATTTAAATCATACGTTTGGGGCAAATTGGGAAGATATATTAGTTGGACACCCTGTATCAATATTTTATAAAAGAGGCAAAATTAATACAGCAAAAGCAAAACTTGAACCAAAGCCTGGGACAATGATAGACTTAGGATGGGCATATAAACCAGAATCTTGTCCAAAGCAAATAGGCAAATATGGAGGATTTTAATGGCTGGTCATTATACAGAAGAATTTAAAAAAGAATATGAAAAAAAACAAAATAAAAGAACTCAACCTGAAAAAGGGAAACTATTAAAATATTCTAATACGTCAAAAGCATATATTCTTGCAACAGATAATGCAGTTGAAGTTGTTGCAGATAATAATGGGTTATATATAACCCAAGATGCAGGAACAATATTCAGTGGACCAATAGGATATACAGAACCATGGAATAGAATGAAATTTGCAGGTACATATAGAGGAAACCCAATGGTGCATTCTAATTTGCCAAGTACAATAAATACTCCAATCCCTTTATTTGTATGGGATTTTCCTTATGAAAATATAAAAGCACTTTATATTAACGAAATAGTAAAAACAGTTATTGGGGGATTATTATGACAGATATTTATATAAATAACACAGGTGATTTAAAGATATCTAACACGGGTGATATACAACTTGTTACAGATGAAAATGAGTTAATGCAACAATTATATATAGCAATAAATGAAGATATAAAACATGCTCCTATTACAGTTTATGATACAAATCTTTCTATGTTTGAAGGCGAAATAATAGATGATAACATAATAGAATATATTAAAACAAAAATTACTAATGCTGTTAAAACAATTTCACGTAATTTTAAAACAGATATAACACATTTTATTTCAAATAATAATAATAATTTGTATTTAAATATATTAATTCAAGATATATCAAAAAATAATAAACAGTACAAAATTCTTATAAGAATTACAAGTGATAATGTATATATCACTAATCAAACTTGATAATATATTGACGAGGAGTTAATTATGTTAATAGAGAAAACACAACAAGAATATTTAGAAATAATAAAAAAAGCGATACTTGAAAATACAGAGATTAAAACATTATCACCTGCAAGTTTTATATATAAATTAGCAAATGCTTTTGCAAATGTTGGTATTACAATTAGTGATATATGGAATAAATCTCTAATTAATTCTTTATTAAGTTATGCCACTGGTAATTATTTAGACCTTATTGGTCAATCAATGAATATCACAAGACGTGGGACAGAATATGCACAAGTTTTTGAAACAGAAAATAATTTTTGTTTTTATGTTGATACGGGAACATTTGGAAATATAAATAGTGGTAACAATATACTTGTTCCAGCAGGGACTATAATTTCAACAGAACCAGACATAAATGGTGAAAAAACAAAATTCATTATTACAAGTGATATTATTCTTCTTGCATCGGAACAAAAACATTATTTTTCAGCAGAAGCAACAAAAGAAGGAGAAATCGTATTAGCACCACATACAGTTATTGAACATACTGTTGCATCATATGCAGATGCAATTAATAATACGCTTAAGGTTACAAATGAAAAACCCATTGCAGCAGGACAATACATAGAATCTGATGATGAATATAGGTATAGAATATCTAATGCATTATTGTCATTTCAAGCAGGTAATAAGCAGGCAATATTGTCATCATTGACATCTGTGCCTGGAATAGCAGATATTAAAATAATTAACAATGAGAAAGGCCTTGGAACTGCAAATGTATATATAATGCCACAAATACCAGGACCAGACGAAAGTATAGTAAGGATAGCAAAAAATGTTATAGAACCAATTAAAACACTTGGTTCAGATATAGGAGTATATAATCCAAAATTTATAGGGATAGAACTTTCATGTACCCTTGTGTTTTCTGAAAATACACCAGAACATGAAAAACCACATATAAGAAAACAAGTTCAAGAGAATATAATAAAATACATAAATAATATACCAATAGGTGAACCATTAATTATTGCGCAATTAATAAAAGAGATTCTTAATACATCCGATTATATTATAAAATTGCACAATAATACATTTGATTCATTTTATGCTTATAAGCCAACTGTGTATAACAATAGAATTAGACTTAATATCTATAAAGATATTTATGTACAAGAATATGAAAAAATATTAATAGAATATACAATAAAAAATCCAGTGGTGGTTAAATAATGTATTATATACAAAGTTTTGTAGATTATTTAAGAATTACACCAAAAAACTTTTATACAAAATTAAATATTGAACGTAATCAAGAGTTATATAATACATCAGTTATAGATTTCGCAAGTGATGTTATAAATCAATATTTAGATGATAGGTATGATATTACTCAAAAACCATTTGGCACAGGTAATAATTTAATTGACGCTTTTGCAAAACCAATAATTGATTTGTTTCACAATGCAGTTGAAACATCTGAAAATATGTTTCTTGAAATATATAATCCCAAAAAAGCAATTTATTATGAAGTCCCATTAAATTATAATTATGACAACAAAATAACATTGCCAACTGTTATATGCACAACTCCTAAATTTAAAAATAAAATATTTCATGGATTATATCCAACCCCCTTAATAAATAAAAATACGATAGTTACTCTTAATAATTTATATCAAAATGATATAGATTATTTTGAACAAACAATTCCTAATAGAATAACAATATCTATGTATGATACATCAACATTATCTAATGATACAGATACAAATTACTTTACATCTCCAATAACAATTAACAACACACATTCATTTGTTGCTAACAACCCATATCAATTAATCTATCCATCAAGATTATTTATTAAACTTGATGGTATTCAATATTTCTATAACGAAGATGCGCCAACTCAACTTGCTTACATCACTATAAAAGGCACAAGACAAAATGGCGCTATATATGAAGAAACAATAAAAGTTTTATCAAACACAACGGTAAGTACAGAGCATGAATATACTAATTTCATAGAAATAAAAATAAATAATGTATATCCAATAAACGGGATTACTATCAATGTTATTCCTGCTTATTTAAATAATTCTGTTATTGATATAAAAGATAATTATTACTCAACAAAATATGGTTATTATAAAAATATATGGGCGCAAATAGACACAGAAACAAATGGTACAGACAATTACAATGCTATAAGATTTTACTCATATTCAAATATAAATAAAGAAGTTTTACTTGCTGGATTAACAGAACTTGATTTAAAATATGTTGCCGTACTAAATAATGAATATTCAAATATATTATCATTAGACACATTTGATAAAATATTAATTGACCAAGACAGAAGTAAAATATATGCTTTCAAAGACAATACTTTATATTTATATAACTTATATTTACCAATGCCGCCAAAAGAAATGCTTGACATTATGAAAACTGAATATACAAATAGAATTAGATTAAGAAGCAATTTTACTTTTCCAGACATAAATGAAGAAGTTATAATTTATGTTGACCAACCTGATATTACAAAAAGAATAACATCATTAAAATTATACGTTCACACACTAACACCTGCTGGAACCATATTAAAAACACAACTTGAAGAAATTAATCTTGATGCGCCATCATATTTATTACCAAAAGACACAAAGTTTAAATATGAATTTGACGAACCAGGATTTTATTTATTTGAAGCAGAGGGATATTATGAAGACCAAACACGTTCATCATATTTCTTACCATTATGGATTCCGGTATTAAAACCGTTAGTAAAATTTGATTTAACCGACAGTGAGGTTGCTGATAATATATCATATGACTATGGATTTGTATCGAGAGACGGAAAAATAATTTTAATGGACAATTTATTTACACAAATAACAGAAATAAGATTTAATAAAGATATATATTTTATTGACATAAACAAACTTATATTGTATGAAAAATATGATAATATAGAAGTGGAGGTATAAAATGAGTGGTATAACAAATAGAGGAGCAAAAATAGTTTTAGATACATTTACGCAAGCACAATCTACTAATCAATATAAATTAGCATTATGCACTGCTACAACAATTCCTGATGCAACGACAAATACGTTATCGGAATTAACAGAAATAGCAGCAGGAAATGGATATATTGCAGGCGGCATTACCATTAATGCCCCAACCTCAATAGAAGATGATGCTAATAATAATGCAACTGTTACTTTCCCTGATGTAACATTTCAAGCAACTGGGGGAACAATTCCTGCGTCTGGTGATGGCATATCATATGCAGTGGTTGTTGACCAAAATCAAAATGTTATTGCATGGTATGAATTGGGCGGACCATACCAAATATTAGATGGTGGCAAATTAATAATAAAAGAAATGACATTTACAATATCAACGGTATAGGGGAATATAAATGGCATATAAATCATATGTATGTAGGTCTGGTATCAATGTTAATACATTTATACAAGATTTAGAAAACTGGTTTAATGAAGCAGGATATACACTTGTAGATAGTGATGGAGATTATTCTTCTGGATATAAAGTATATACAAACAATGGGTCAGAAAACGGAGAATATTTACCATTTTATGTTATAATTTCTTATGGTTCGGCAAAACAATTTGGTACAATTGGAGACACATGTGATGCTAATAAGGTGTATATAAATCCATGTAGATATTGGGACAAAACAAGAAAAGAACCATATGGTATTATAGGATATGCATCAAGTGTTAATGTAACTTCATCTGCTGGATATTTTTGGTGGATATATGGAAGTAGAAACAATTTATTTGTTATAACGAAAGTTGATACATCATATTCTGGATTAACATATTTTTACCCTGATACATTGGCAATAAATGCAAATGCCAAGGTTACAACTGCAATAAATGCTGGTATAAATGTATGGGTTGAAGTTGATAATGTTGCAGATTTTTATAGAATTAACGAACCTGTCAACATAATAAAAGCAGACTTATCTGGTTCATTTTCTGCAAAATTATTAGATATAGATATTACAAACAATAAATTATTATTATCACATATCCCAGATTTAGAAATTGGCGATATGATAGGTTTTCATCCATGCCCATTAATAAAAAGTAACAGTAAATTGCTTGCACAGGGGTATAAATCTGAAGATTATTTAAATTTATTATATGGAATGTATTCGTCATTGTCAACAAATTCAAAAGAAATAGGCGATATTCAAAACCAATTTATAAAAGATATTGCTCCAGCATATTTCCTTGACCAACACCAACTTGACCCTGATTTTTATACAAACAAATATGCATTTTCACCAATTATATTAAACTTGATAGCATTAAATGGTAAGAAAGTAACAGAACTTATTGGATATATGAATGATTTTATAATGTTTTCAACATCAAACCCTGGAGATGAAGCACTAATGACATCTGATGCATTGGTTGACTCATATGCAACTGGTGGGACTTCAAATACACTTGTTGATACTAATCAATCATTTGATAATTATACAGATTATTATATTGTTATTTATGCAGGCAAGGGATATGGACAGACAAGAAAAATACAATCAAATACATCTGATACAATAACAGTATATAAAGATTGGGACGAAGTCCCAGATTCAACAAGTAAATATCAAATAGTAAAATATGTATATAGAAACTTTACATTCCCAGAACAAGACATTGTAATAAAAGAAAGTGTAGAATAAGGAGTTTATTATGGCATATATAACACATTTTAACATACCGCTAACCACATCAGGACAATTAATAACAAAATTAGATTCATATTTACAAGATATTGGATTTATTAGAGAAGACCATGATTATACACTTGACGTGAACAATGACCCTGCTGTTGGTTGGATTATATATTCAACACAAGGAGAATCATCACAAGAACCAAAGAATTATTTTAGAGTATATTTCGGTGGATATGACGGTTCAGATTCAACAAAAATTTATTTTGATGCATTTTATTATTGGGACACAGCAAGTCATGTTGGTATTGGTAAAAATAAAAATGCCAAAACCATTAATATATCATCATCTATTCAATATTTTATGACAATAATTGGTAATAAAGATTTAGTATATATAGAAACAAATATTAACAATTCGTTTACTGGATTATTTTTTGGACTTGTGTCTAATAAATTATATTATCCACAAACAACAACATCTGCAAATGTTAATGCGGGTTCTAATGTTCAAATTACTGTAAATGATACATCTATATTTACATTAAATGAAAAATATAGTATATATGGACAGAACGGAGAAGGAAGAGAAACATTTTTGTGTACAAATATCGACACATCAACAAATACGATAACAGTTGATTCATTATCCATAAATTATCAATCAGGTGCTATTATTGGTAGAAACGTATACACAGGATTTGTAATGACATCTCCTTCATCTATTGGATTTCATACCATGGAACATGATGTTACTGGAACTAACAATGTCGGATATGAAGGTAATTTGTATAAAGATATTTTATATGGAGACTGGAACAATATATTTAACAAAAGAATGCTTGGATATTTTGCATGTAATAAAAGATATCAAGTTTGCGGGTACTTTAATGATAATTTTAGATGTTCATATGATAATGAATTAGAACATGGAGATTTTGTTTATAATAATAAAGCCATTGACTCGTACATAACCTCCGCAACAGCAAATACAATTAAGGATATATCAGGTGCAGTCACATCTGTTGAACCATTAATAGATACATTAACTGAATTTGACCCAGTGACAATGACCGGCTCTGGTATCCAATATTGGCATCAAAATTATTATGACACAGTCACATTAAGTTCTGATACACCAAGTGGCTCTGGACAATCTGTATATACAAAATATATATACCAAATATTTGATTTATACAGTTATAAAACAAATATAGATGCAGGTCTCGGGAAATTACAAATTGAGTTTATGAGAAAAAATAATTCAACAATTACTCTTGAAATATTATTTTATGGCCATGGCGCTCCACCATTATATACATATACAGAAGATTTTGCGGCTGCATCAACATGGACATCTACAACATCACAACAAATAATAATTCCCGAAACAACAAGGTTTATTATAATGAAGTTAAAATCAAACTATAATGTATATATAGATGATGTTATTGCAACATATACAGATGGGACAAATACAGACAATACATTAATTAAAAATGGAAGTTTTGAGGATACATGTAATAGATTATCAACGTCTGGTTATAAATATGACGGCATTATGCATAATTGGTTTGATAAATCTAAATATAGCCTAATCGGGTCAGGGACAGAGTTTTCTAAAACAGTTGATGTATCGGCACATTCAACAACAATAGACGCTGGTAATGCATATTTAAAATGTGACTATCATATAACAGGAGTTTGGTATAGTCAGCCAAGTGGTGGACATTTACATCATATTATGAATATTAATTTTTTAGATTCTTCTGGTAATATAATTTCTTCAACATCTCTTGATTCATTTTATGATTGTGTTGGTGCACATGATTTTATAGATTTAAAAAAAATAATAAATATTCCTGTTAATACAAGGTCTATTACATTTGTCAGAGGTGCTTGGATTTATATCAATCACATGAAAATAGATTATGCAGAAAAACAAGGTTCATCAACATATTCTGGGTTAAACTTAGTAGACAAATATATACTTATAACATTTGGAAAGGGAACTGGGCAAATGGCAAAAATTATTTCACACACAAGTGACACGTTGACACTTGATAGAGATTTTGATACAATACCTGACAACACATCGGCATATATTATTGTAGATAATCTTTATTATGCAACAACAATGGAATATAGTTATACACCTGCATTAATTAAAATGGGATAACATGGCTATAAGAGAAGCAATTATAACTGATTATACAATCAACAAAAATGTAATTAACAATGCGCAATATTATTTATATAAATGTTGCGCTGTGCTTACAAAAACATCAATTATACCATCATATAATGTTAACAAAACTATTTTTTTAAATAATTGGAATACTGCTTATTGCCCAAATATAACAATTGTTACGAAAGATACAATTTCTACAAATTATATAATTGATAAAACGTTAATTAAATCAATATATCAATTCTCTAAAATATGCAATATACCAGGTATATATAATTCTATTATTAACAAATATATAAAATATCCAGAGATAAGGAAAATAGATGGCAGGAACAACTAACTCATCTCAAACTACACAAGTATATGCTCTTATAACATTTAGAGACCTTGATGTTATAATAGATTTATCTAATGACCCCGTTGAAATTAAATTAACAACAGAAATAAAATATAATATTGAAATTAATATAACATATAATGCTTTATATCATGCACAAATATTAAACAGTCCAATAGTAAATTTGATAGACCCACCTGCAGAGTCTAATATAGAACCTGTTGAATTAATACACCATGTGTTTACCGAAAAAGAAATATATCCAATTGTTAAATATAATGAACTTGATGAATTTGGCAACAGATATCAACTTAAAAGGAAAACAGAAGAAGATTATCTATATCAATTAAAACTTCTTGATGTATTCGCAAATAAATCTAATTCATCTTTTAATGGAATTATAAATTCTATAATAAGAGAACTTGATTTGTTTAAAGCAGATATTGGATATATACAATATAACTCAACAGTAAGCGAAAGTGATAAAATAAAATACAGTTTATATATAAACGATACACATTTATATATAATTAATAATGAAGACAATTCACGACTTGTGAATATTCCATTATATTATTCGTTACCAAATGTGTGGATACCGTCAACAGACTATAATAAATGGGATTTATTATTATTACCAACAGACACAAAATACGGATTACTTTGTTTGTCTGATGGTACAACAGATATTACATTAACACTGCCAACAAATTGGAATGTTGGAGATACTTTTATAAATGGAACTGTTCAATTTAAAATAGTCGAATTAGGTGCTTATAGATTATTAACAGAAGTGGTTGATGAATTTAATGAAAAACAAGATGTATTTGATGTGGTTTTATATTCATATCTTGCTAATAGTTTTAATGATATATATGCGCCATTTATATTACCAACAACAAATGTTAAATTAAAACAAAATATAAAGCCAAAGAATTTAGATAAATATATAATACCAAATACTGAAATCTTTAACACACAATTATTTAAAGTGAATGCGTCTCCATCGTATAATGAATATACAATTGACTATATTAATGGAATTATAACACTTGGAGAAGTAGAAGACGAAATTCTTGTATCCTATTTATATAATCAAGAAAAAATAAAAATTACATACATGCCAGTTAAAATATTAAGATTGCAAGAAGAAGATTCTATAAATACATTTTTATATCCAATGTATAAAGAGAATAAAATTATTAACGAAATAGATTTAAATACATATGAAGAATTAACTCCTGCTTTTAATTACCCATATAAACAATTAAATGCTATAATTAACAAGATGGAAGATAAATATCCTTTGCTCTGGTATAATGATACATATACATATAATACATTAGATACATTTGAAATGAATGATGATAATAATAAAACTGAATGTGAGGTTCAATTATGAAATTAACGGATAGATATTTAAATGTTATTTATCCATCAAAGGCAATCCCAACAAGATATGACCAGCCACTTGATGATATAAATATACATTATATAAAATCAGGGATTGGTAATAAAGATGATTGCAAAACATTAGATATAACAATATCTCATGGAATTTATTATATAGAGGCACATCCTGTCTTATATCCTGGATATTTTTTAATTAAAAGCGCAGACCATTTTTTATTTCCGTCTGATTCTATACAAATATCTGAACCAACAAATGAAGATACCGCATTTTATTATTACAAAATGCTTGACAACCCATATCCAGGAATGCCAATAATATTTAATATTTATAAAAGAAATAAAAATAAATATATAGAAGCATATATCAAGTTTAAATATAGAGCAGAATTTACAAAAAAAGTTATTAATGGTGTAGAACAGTATTACCCAGAAGCATATGAATTTACAATAACACAAAATAATGAAATACAAGTATTAAAAAATTCTGTTAATTCAGTATCAAAAATGCCAACAGTATTTGACGCAAATGACATTAGGCAACATGGTGATTTTCTTGGACAAGGTCAGTTTAATTCAAATATCATTACATTATCAACTGAATTTTTCCCAATAAAAAATGTTAGAATATTTACCATAGATAATAATGATAATATCAAAGAATGGCATGTAGTAAGAAGTTTTGAACAATTAGATTATTCAACATTAACAGAATATAATTATGTTCAGGTATCAACAGAATTTGGAATTGTTACATTCGGAAATGAATCAAATCAATTTGATATACCATCTGTGCATGAAAAAATATATGCATGTTATAATGTTGTTCCACATATAGAATATATCCCCGAATTTAGTTCATTAATAAATGTTCCGACATATTTAGATATTACTCCCGCCGCTACTGGTGTTAATCAAGGTATTGTACAAATATCAGCATCAGATGCAACCGATGTTTACTCATTAAAATTAAGAGCAAGTTATCATTTAGAAGACCAAAATGCGTTAATATATGGCCCCATAGAAGTCTTCACAGGTTCTTCTTTGTTAAAATGTACAGCATACAATATATATCAAGAAACGGTTCCTGGTATTGAAATAACATGGCATATGGATATTGACATGGGTGAAATAAATAATATGCAATTTGATGAAACAATAAAAACGCAAACAAATGGCGGAGGATATTCTATTGCAACATATACAACTCCAAATAATGTACGAGCACTTGAACATATATTTTTCAGAAATGAAACTGATTATACCATTAATGGAAATGATATAATTTTTAATAACATTGACAATATATACAAACTTGAATATTGTCAAATATTTACAAATCATAATACAGCGGCAGACTGCGCACCAAAAATATTACAAAATTATAGATTTAATTCTATGGGAAGAGCATTATCAAAATGTGTCATTGAAGATGATATTACACATGAAAAACACACGGTGCACCCATTTTATTTT